TATAAGTCCAGAGACTAAGCCACGGTCGCCGAAGTGGGCGTTAGCGTGGTATAGGTCGAGGCCATGGCACAGTAGATTAATGAGTCAAATACGGGACGCTCAATTTCAAAACAACGCTAAAACTCTAAATGAGTTTCGGGCGTCTGGATTCGATCTAGTCAAAGAATTCGTAAAGAAGAATAGTATCAAGGAGCTAATGGTCATCAACCATCAACTATTTTTAGACATAGAACTCACCCCAGAAGTCACAATGTTTATCCTACAGTACGAAAGCAAAAAATGAAGAAAGACTTTGCAGAAACAATGGTGTGGCGAACCCGAGACAAGCAAGAGTATCATCTGAAAGATATGGCACGGACTCACGTGCAAAACTCTATGCAGTGGTGCATCCGGAACAAACCGAGACCAGCTACTGTTATAGACAAGAATGGTGATTTCGTTGATTTCCTTATCAAAAAGGATGGCTACACCTACGATGAGTGGATCCTTGCTTTTATGGTGCGGTTGCTGGACCCGAAGTGCGTGTAATGGTTGACAATACGAAAAAATCGTGTATAATTCGTTTTTGGATGGTGTATTTATTGGAGCCAGAATGTCCGTAGGCACAGTTGTATCGAGAATCACTCACGATAATATCGTTGCGTCGATAGAATATATGGAGCCGGCGTACCGCAGCGAAACGAACTTCTTTGGAGAGCTTGTGCTACGAGCAGTAACTCCAGAAAGTTACGTGGCTCGGATTTTCCTGTTCACCGGCTTTTCTTGTCCTGATGTTGCCCTCGTGAAAAGTTTCGGTAACATGGATCGTGCCGAAGAATGGATCTTGGATGAGATCAGCATGCCGGAGAGCCTCTTCTACTTGAAGTACGCAAAATGCTCCTAATCGAACGCACCGAGCATTACGAAGTCTATGTCCATGATGGGATGCGAGCTACTATTACGCATACCCCGTTGCATCGGGTGTATGATGAATGGATAGACGAAAAATTTGAAGTTGATCTAAGAATTGCTGACGGCATTCCTTTACTCTGTATAGATTGTTCTTCATGGGAGGACTCGAGGAAACGCATCGCCGAGAAGTTCGAATTCCCACAAAGTATCTTAATCTTGAAGCACGCAACATGCTAAAAGTAACTCGCGACACATACGAAACTCATACGCACGACGGTATGGCAGCGAAGATCGTCTGGACTAAGTGCCATTTTGACGCTCGAGCAGGCATTTATGTTCAGGAAGAATTTAACGTCGAGATTGATGTTTCCCCTAGCATCGAACTCAGCAACACCTTCGACACGCTGTACGGCGCTCGATCATGGATTATCGAACAGTTCGGGTTTACTCGCAGTCTACTTATTCTAAAGCATAGCAAATGAAGCCAATGTCTAACCACATGAAACAATCTCATGAGGTAATCTGGCACAGCGACGGCACTCTAGTTGCCGCAATGACCCAAGTTCAAGGATGGGTAGATGTAAACAATATTGAACATCGCCCATTTGTGATCTTAACTCTCGAAACTGACAAAGAGCATGTATTCTTGCACGAGACGGTATGCGATATGACAGAAGCAAAACGTTGGGTCGCTGAGCAATTCGAGTTTCCGAGTAGCATCTTGCTCTTAAAATTTCAAAGCAACCAATAGATTGACAGGAACGAATTTTTGCTGTATAATGCAAGCTTGACTCAAGGAAAAATATGTCCAATACAATCGTAAGCACCGCAAAAGTCGTCACAGTTACCAATCCAGCAGTTGACCAAAGAGCGGTCGAAAAGCTCATCACTGCAAGAATTGGGTTGCTGCTAAAGGCTCCATTCTTCGGCAATCTTGCTACACGACTTATCCTGTGCAATGCAGACGACTGGCTCGAAACTGCTGCAACTGACGGACGCAAATTCTATTACAACTCTGAGTTCGTCAACAAGCTCAGCATCAAAGAATGCGAGTTCTTGTTTGGCCATGAGACCTTGCACAATGTCTACGATCACATGGGGCGGCGTGGTGAGCGTGATCCGCAGTTGTTCAACGTTGCTGCTGACTATTGCGTGAACCAGGATTTGTTGGATCAGAAAATCGGCGAACGAATCACGAAAGTGCAGATTCTCGTTGATTCCAAATACAAAGGCATGTGCGCAGAAGAAGTCTACGACCTGCTCTACAAAGACGCCAAGAAAATCAATATCGCTCAACTCGTTGGCATGTTGTTGGACGACCACTTAGATAGCAGTGACGAAGATGATGCTAACGGGAAGCCCAGTAGACCAAAATTGTCTGGCGAAGAAAGACGTCAGATCCGTGAAGAAATGATCGAAGCGGTCATGTCTGCTGCTCAAACTGTAAGCATCGACAACTTACCGGGCAACGTGCGTCGATTCATTACTGACTTCGTAGCGCCGAAGATGAACTGGCGCGAAATCCTTCATCAAAAGTTCAAGAGCACCATCAAATTTGACTACACCTGGATGAAACCATCTCGTCGTGCTTGGCACATGGACGCTATCCTCCCAGGACAGAATTTAGGTGATCGGATCGAAGTGGCGATCAGCATCGACTCTTCGGGCTCGATGCAACCCGACATGCTTCGAGATTTCTTGTCTGAAGTGCGTGGAATTACAGAAGAGTTTGACGACTACAAGATTTACCTATGGTGTATTGACACAGAAGTCTACAACTTCAAAATCTTCACGCCAGACAACGTGTATGAGCTCGACGACTATCAAATCATGGGGAACGGTGGCAACACGTTCGAAGAGAATTGGAGATTCATGCGTGAGCAAAATCTGGTTCCAGAGTTGTTCATCATGTTTACCGACGGATATCCTTGTCCAAACTGGTGCTTGCCTGGCGACGAAGACTACTGCGATACGATGTTCTTGCTGCATAGCACAAAAACTATCGTGGCCCCCTTCGGTGAAACGGTTTACTACGAGGTATAAACTGGTTGACTTTCTCCTGTTTTCGCGTATAATAGCGATATTGAAACGCACTACAGGAGAAGCAAATGTCAACAAGGGTAACAGCAATTGAAGTTGACGGTGTGGTTGCTATTGTTGACTATATCCCGACTGATGGAGGAGGGAGCTATGTGGCACAGATTGGCATCCTTCCTCAGAATAGACTCGCTAGCAAAAGTTTCGGCAACGGAACTGCTGCCGAGGATTGGCTGCTCGAGGAACTTAGTCTGCCGAAATCATTGCTAATCCTGAAACATTCTGCTTGACAGATAACCAGTGTTCGTGTATAATGCAACTTACACATTAAAGCCGTAGGCAAACATGAAACTGTTTCACTGTGAAGATAACCGGCTCACAATAGAAATTTCTGCACGATCTATGCAGGACATGAATTCCGGCGATATCTACACAGATTTCAAGGCTACTGCTTGTTTCAAAAATCAACATATGGTCTCGAGTCGATTTAATGCCTACGATGATGCAGAAAAATTTGCAGAATCCCTAATAAAAGAGCCTGCTATGTGGCTTTTGTTGAAATATCCAGTGAAATCCGCTTGACTTTCCCCTACTTTTCCTGTAAAATAGCTCTATACGCTAACAAAACGGAGTAACTATGTCACAAAACGAAATGGCAAAAGCAATGGCAGCAGCCGCATCCGAAACGACCTCTGCACAAAAGAAGAAGGTCGTTACTGTTACAAATACAGAAGTCGACAAAAAGGCTATCGAAAAGCTGATTACGTCGCGTATCGGTCTGCTGCTGAAGGCTCCATTCTTCGGTAACCTTGCTACGCGGCTGGTCATGCGAAACGCTGATGAGTGGCTCGAAACTGCTGCTACTGACGGCAAGTATTTTTACTACAACTCCGAGTTCGTCAACAAGCTCAGCATTAAAGAATGCGAGTTCTTGTTCGGGCACGAAACGCTCCACAACGTTTATGACCACATGGGACGGCGTGGTGATCGCGATCCGCAGTTGTTCAATATCGCTGCTGACTATTGCGTGAACCAAGACTTGCTTGATCAACGCATTGGCGAGCGTATCACGAAAGTGCAAATTCTCGTTGATGCCAAATACAAAGGCATGTGCGCCGAAGAAGTGTATGACCTGCTCTACAAAGACGCCAAAAAGATCGACATGGGCAAGCTTGCAGACATGCTGCTTGACGAGCACTTGGATGGCAATGGCGATGCAGACGGCGAAGGTGACGGCAAGGATGGCAACGGTAGCGGCAGTGGTCGCCCGCGTTTGACGGACGAAGAAAAGCGTCAAATCCGCGATGAAATCAAGGAAGCGGTGCTTAGTGCTGCTCAAGCGTGTGGCGCAGGGAACTTGCCCGCAGGTGTTCGCCGCATGTTGTCGGACATGACTGAGCCGAAGATGAACTGGCGGGAACTGTTGCAACAACAGATCGAAAGCACCATCAAAGCTGACTACACGTGGATGAGACCGTCGCGTCGTAGCTGGCACTTGGATGCAATCCTTCCCGGACAGAACCAAGCGGAAATGATCGACATTTGCATCAGCGTTGACTTGTCCGGCTCCATTAGCCAAAAGCAGTGCAAGGACTTCTTCAGTGAAATCCACGGCATCATGCAGATGTATTCGGAAGCATTCCGGGTCCATGTCTGGACTTTTGATACAGAAGTTTATAACCCGCAGGTCTTCACGCAGGATAACTTGTACGACATCCTGGACTACGAACCGCAAGGCGGTGGTGGTACTACGTTCGAGGCAAACTGGGAGTTCATGAAAGAGAACGACATTGTCCCGAAAAAGTTCATCATGTTCACGGATGGCTACCCGTGTGGAAGTTGGGGTGACGAAGATTACTGCGATACGCTGTTTGTTGTCCACGGCAGCACAACGATCGAAGCGCCCTACGGTGTTACCACGTATTACGAGGACTAACTCCGAATCCCTCGCGCAGAACAATGTTTTGTGCGAGGTTTCTTAATCTGTGTTAGAAAGTAAAAGATGAAAATCGACGCTAAACTGGTTCTTTCGATATTCTCGTTGGTATTTGCATTTGCTGTGCTAGCGACTGTTATAGTGCGAAGACATGACGCTGATCTTGCAGCGCAACAGAGTATGTTGGCGCGGTTAGCACAACTTGACAAACAGGTAGCCTTATGCAGCCAACAAATCACCGGAAGCTCTGTAATGTCTCCGGATTGCGCCAAAATGCGCAAAACTGCTCACGACACGTTCGGCGACGATATACTGATTTGGTTCGCATGGAATGTCCGTAACGGATATGTCACTGACAACAATGCAAAACAGGTCGAACAGTCTATCCTCAACTACGCCAACTGCTCAACAAGATTGCTCGCATATGCCGGAGTGTATGCAGAGAAAGGATTGAAATGAACAAAATTGCTAAGTATTGCCTCGAACGACGGTATTCGTATTTCGACACGGTGGTCCTCATGGCTGTCGCCGGACTGTCTCAGCATACTCCCTGGTGGGTGCTGCTAGTGATCCCTGGCGTAATACTTTCGGTAGTTCTCGACAACTGGTATCTCGTCTATTGTGACAAGGAGAAGGAAAATGTTTCCGTTCAACCAAAATAAGGTACTGATCATCGCCGGCGTTGTAACTGTCATGGCGATCACTGCTATTGTTGTTGCGAATCGTCACGATCCGATGGCTGAGATGATGGTCATTCTCGAAAATCAGTCAAACCTGTGCATTCAGGAAATTTCCGATACTGGTGCGGGGCAAAGTCGCTGCGAAGACATGCGAACTATTGCCCACGAGATATTTGGCGACGATCCAGTGCAATGGGGCAAGGATATGGTTCTCTCAGAAAACATCACTTCCAGAAACTTTGCGGTTGTCAAACACAGTCTGCTAACGTATCAAAACGCCTTGATGTTGCTGATCAAGCAGAAAACGGCATTGATCAAAAGCTAATCATGAAGACGCATTCTATCGCCGTAGCAGTAACATTGGCGTTAATCGCTATGCCGTCGTATGCTGAATGGACTGAACTGCACCCGACTAAAGACGGAAACGCATATATCGATAAGGCCAATGTTGTTAGGAACGGGCAAATTTTACAATTTCGGTGGCTGATCGACGCGGTAGTTGACTCTGAGGCCAGCAAATCGGTCATTGTCACTAGCGAGATCAACTGTAACAAACGGCTGATTCGACATCAGCAGGTAGTTGAATACAGCGAACATATGGCTGCTGGCAACGTAATCGGTACTTATCCTATGACCAATCAATGGATCGTTGTGCAGCGTGGATCCACTTTTTCTGGATTTGCTTCAAAATTTTGTTACGTTGTAGACAAGCTTCCAACTAAGGAATAACATGGACGCAGAAAAGCAGAAAACGTGGGATGCATTATCGCTGCCGGACGGCATGGTCGACATCGAAGAAGAAGATGACCTAATGACCATTGACGAATTCCTAGAATGTGTTCGCGACGGTGCATTCGTCGACTACGACGGATTTGGTAATTGGGCAACAGCAACGAAAAAGTTAGGCGGATGGCATAGCGAAGGAGTCTTTCCGTCTCGAGTTTTATCAGGGAGAAATGTCCCTCCGGCATGGGCCACTCACGTCGTGTGGTACAACAAATGAGCCACATCATAAGAAACAACGAAATGATCCCAGAAAGGGTCACTGCGGCGTGCGGTGCCGAAGCTATCTTCGACGAAGGCAGTGGCTGTGGGTATCGTTGCGTCGAATGTGGCGCTATGCTAGGAAGCGTCGGTATGCCGAGCCACTGCAAAGATGAAGAGAACAAGGTTCTCGAATGGAAGATTTTAAAAGGTGAAAAACTATATGACTAAGACCTTGGCGCCCACTCACGCGGGCATGGTACGATTCTACGAAACAGTGAAACCTGTGCTGCTCGAGAAATACCAGTTAGTGCTGACTGTAACCCTAACTAGCTTCGAAATCCGTAACGGCGACGGCAAACTTTTAGCTGCTGGCGATTCGATCGACTGGTTGAACGGATTTGTAGCAGGTATCGACACCCGTGGCCGCTAAGAAAGCAGGCCCGATTTTTCCAAACGACATTATCAGCCTGGGCATGGTGCAAAATATGAACGTGCTAGCTTGCGAGAATGCAGCGATTGCCAATGCCCTCCAACAGGCAGTAATGATCTATCAACTTGCTGGCTCTCCAGACTATGCGCTTACTCCAGATTTGACCCCAGAAGCATACTGGAGGAAAAACTTTGACGAATAGGCTGAAAAAGATTATCTCCGGCGATATGCTAGCCAACATGGAGATGCTAGCGATAACAAACGTCGGCATGCGAGACATCCTCGAACAGGCCAAGGTCATCTACGCTCTGAACGGATCGCCAGACTTTTTCGCGAGGGACGACGATGAGAACGATGACGAGCCGTGTGTCAACAAGTATGAAGAGTACAATGACGATGACGATTTTTAAGGAGTAACAGATGGATATCAACGATATAGCCACACGGCATTACGAATGGGTAGAACAGATGGGCTGGCATAACAAAACTGTGCTAGAAGCTCTGGCGCTGATCGCTTCGGAAGTCGGAGAAGCTGCCGCCGAGAGTGGCGACAATGATGCTATGCTGGCTGCATTAGCTCGCATTACAGAATCTATTGGGCGAGCGGCAAATCAATGCCGCAAGGGCGAGGTAGGTGAAAATTTCGGCACAGAGCTTGCAGACATCATCCTTCGAACGCTAGACTTAGCTAAGTGGCAACAGATTGACATCGATACTGTGATTGCTGCTAAGATGTCTAAGAATCTGCAAAATGGGACACGTGGTAGAAAAATTTAATAGGAGCAACATAATGAGTGAAACAGTAAAGGTACGAGTATTTAACGAGTCAGGCTATCCACTACCATCATATGCAAAGCACGGTGATGCAGGTATGGACTTACGGTCAGTAGACAGTGTGGTGATTAAGCCAGGCGAAAAGCAGATTCTCAATACAGGGCTACGGGTTGAAATCCCATACGGCTACGAGATTCAGATTCGTCCGAGGTCAGGCTTGAGCAATAAGACGAAACTCCGGGTCGCAAACGCACCAGGAACTATCGACCACGCTTACCGTGGACTGATCGGTGTCATCATGGACAACATCGGGACTGAGGACGAACATATCAAGGCAGGTGATCGCATTGCGCAGGCAGTGCTAGCGGTGGTTCCGCGACTCGAATGGGAGCCTGTAGTCAACGCTGACGAACTTTCAACGACTGACCGTGGCGAAGGCGGGTTTGGGTCTACTGGACAGCAATAAGAAATCAAGTGCGCCGAAAGGAATGATATGGGACTAAAACATGGTGAAGTGAATCCTCTCGCGGTCGCAAACCTAAGGCAGGTTGATTTCTGTCCGGCGCACTTTGAGCCAGTAATGTTTGACCTTGTAGTCGATCAAAAAATCATTACTGATTGGCTCTATGAAAATACTGATGGTAGATTCTATATCGGTCAAGCAGTAAAGCAAGGTGAAGGTGACGAGAAGGCAAGATTATGCTTCTGTGTTGCGTTTGAGGTCCACTCCGAAGCCTCATATTTTGCAATGTTCTTGACTACAATCAACTCCCACGAGTCATTATATCTGTAGAAAATTTTTGCCTGGCAGACATAGCTGATAAGTATTATTGTATTTAACGGAGACACAGCAATGACTGAACCAACAGCAACACCTCAATCAACTGGATTAACCATCCAAGACCTCACACTGACCCTGCAAGTCATCCAAGTAGCATCAAGCCGCGGCGCATTCAAGGCCGACGAACTAACTGCTATCGGCGGACTGTATGATCGAATTTTCAAATTCTTAGAATCGACTGGTGCCATTACTACGCAGGCCCCGGACGCCCAGGCTGCTACTGAACCAGCTCCAGTAGTGACAGAAACACCCCCAAAGAAAGTCAAAAAGGCTAAAGGAGAGTAATATGCTAAAGCACATCGGCAAACATTCAGACCGAAAGGTCGTAATTCTATATCGCACAGTTCCTAACGAGGATCATATGTGCTTGCTCTCATACAGCGATCTATTGCCTCGAATGCTGCATGACTCGATTATGAAGAGTCTCGAAGGCGCGGTTGGCCAACAAGCAGACAACTTTGCAGAAGCATTGTTCCGCACGTTGCTTCCGGATGGTCGTAACATTCTCGAAGTGTTGCACAAAGAAGGATTTATGAAGAAGGTTGCAACCAACCAGATCATCATGACTCCGACGCCGTCCACTACGATTCGTCTCGACGAGTTGAACAAGCTGTTGGCTGAAATGGCCCTCGGCGAAGATGCTATCAAACGCATGGCAGAGATCGACGCGCAATCTGGCTTACAAGCTAAGAAGCGCGATAACACGCCAAAGAGGAATCGTGACGTCGGCGAACCAGCTGCTCCTGCTTACAACCCGCCGTTACAGGCTGACGAGAACAGTGTTCTTAGCGATGAGGTTATCGCTGCTCAACAACTTGCTCAAGCTGACCGCATGAGGAAGGAAGCGTTGTCGATGATTGCAGAAGCTACCCGTCTCGAAAAAGAAGCAGCTATTCTGTCCCCGGTGGTGGTGAAGACTGTAAAAGCTAAGGCAGCAAAACCTGCTAAGGTTGAAGCTCCGGTCGCCGCAGATACTGCACCAGTAGCAAAGAAGAAGGCGGGTCGTCCGTCTAACGCGAGCAAGAAGAATGGCCCTGCCCAAAAAGCCGCGTAAGACGAAATCAAAAAAGATCACCCTCAGCGTTCGTCAGCAATGGGAAGCGATTCTCAAAACAACATCGAAAGATGAAGTGCCGGTCGATATGCTCGAATCAATGACGGTGAATCTTATAGACAATACGAAGGTTAATATCAATATCAAGGAACTCCTAGGCGAAGGCTTAGACCCGCATGATATCGAAACTCATATTAACCGCCAGCTCGAAAAACTTGACGACATGATTGTTGATGTTGATTTTTTTATTTGCATCGACAGCGTCGCTAAAACAGTAGGACCGCTAACAAACGAAGTGTTGAAAAACATTTAGTCAAAAAGGTTGTTTCCTCCGTTAAACTCCTGTATAGTAGAAATACTTACAGGAGTTTTTCTTTGACATGCAAACCTATCTAAACTTAGCGAAAGAGATTTTAGCAGACGGAACAAGACAAAGTAATCGCACTGGTATTGATGCTATATCACTGCCAGGCGCAATGATGAAGTTTGACCTTCGATTAGGCTTCCCAGCAATGACCACTAAGAAGCTAGCATTTAAAGCATCAAGGGGTGAGACAGTTGGATTCTGCAAAGGAGTTCGTGATTCTGCCGAGTTCAAGCGACTCGGCTGCGGATTTTGGGACGCCAACGCAAACAAGGACGGTGTTGATCCATTTGGCAACGTGGTCCCGAACAAATGGCTTACGAACCCGAATCGCACAGGCGAAAATGATCTCGGACGTATCTACGGCGTGCAGTGGCGCCAGTGGCGAGGCCGCCTGTTACAACGTAACGCATATCCCGATGATCAGTATACGACGCCTGTTGTATTCAAGAAAGATTCATATGGCACCGACGTATATGAACCACCGTATGAGAGCAGTTTTTCGTACGAATCCATTGACCAGCTGCAAAATGTAATTGACACAATCAGAAAGGACCCGACGAATCGACGCATCATCATGAACGCATGGCGTCCAGACGAGTTCGACCAAATGGCACTACCACCTTGCCACGTCTTGTATCAATTCCTAGTCAATGTAGAAAAGAACGAGCTAAATCTTTGCATGTATCAACGGTCCTGTGACATGTTCTTAGGCGTGCCGATGAACATCACAAGTGCTAGCATGATACTGTCTATTGTTGCAAAGCTAACTGGATACACACCAGCAGTGTTCACTCACTTCTTAGCTGATGCTCACATCTACGTGAATCACTTAGATCAGATCAATCTGCAATTATCTCGTGAACCAAGAGCATTACCGAAACTGATGTTGTCTGACAATAACTGGGACATCAATACTATAGAGCCGGAAGATATTTGGCTTGACGGTTATGATCCCCATCCTGCTATCCCTGCCCCAATGGCAGTTTAACTCAGAAAGAAAACATGAATCGCATCGTCCTTCACCAGATTCCGTACAACATCGTAACCCTATATCAAGATAAGGCGGCGTCCGCTATCGAACAAGCGAAAGCAGATGCTCTGAAGTCTCCACCAGTAGTTTGGGCAAAGTCCAACAACTGCAAGATAGAAGTTACAAACGCATTCGACAACGTAACTGGTGAAGGTGCGATAGTCTATTATGCTGCTCTCAGCCCTATTCAGCAAACAGAGTTCGCACTAAGATTTTAAAGGAGCAAAAATGAATCGAATTGTAGTTACTGGTGGCATGGGGTTTATTGGGCACAACGTTGTTAATCTGCTAGAGCAGACTAATCACGTCAATGTCATCGACAGTCGAACGACGTACGGAATCATCCCGATAGACGAGCTCAACTATCTAATAAGCGAGCGCGACGTAAAGGTGGGGTCGAGAGACTTCATTGTTGACATTCGTGACACTAGTAAAGTAGAGCAGATTATAGGCGATAGTACGAACGTCATTATTCATTTGGCGAGCTTCCCGAGGCAGAAGGTAGCGGCGGCTGATCCCGCGACGGCCTCCGAGGTGATGATGACCGGATTGATTAACGTCTTAGAGTCTGCTAAAAAAGGTAAGGTGGAGAAATTCGTCTACATCAGCTCGAGCATGGTCTACGGTGATTTTTGCGGGACTGTGTCTGAGGATGCAGTCTGTTCTCCGATCGGACAATACGCTATCATGAAATACGCCGGTGAAAAGCTAGTAGAGGATTATGGCAGACAGACCGGGATGAAGGTAGTCATCATTCGTCCGAGCGCCGTCTATGGTGAGAACGACGTTGCAGATCGTGTAGTGAGCAAATTCATGATTGCTGCAATGCGTGGTGGCACGTTGAAGGTAAATGGTCCAGACGAGATTCTAGATTTTACTCACGTCGACGATGCTGCGAAGGGTATCGCCATGGCGGCAGTAAGTGATGACGCGAGCGGGATCTACAATATCACACGATCTAACCCGAATCTTTGCTCGTTGCTTGAGGCAGCAGAACTGATTGTGAAGATTGCAGGCAAAGGTACTATTGAGGTTAAGGGACGAGACTTAGCATTTCCAAGTCGGGGACGACTAAGCATTGCTCGAGCCCACGGTCATTTTGGGTATGAGCCAACAATCAACATCGAAGAAGGATTTCAGCGATATTACAACTGGTTTAACTACTCGTCTTACTGGCAATCAAAATTAAATGGCTGACCAAATCAAATTCTTCGGATTGAATCGGCAGTATGCTAGCCTGCGTCAAGAAATTCTCGACATAACTGATCGAGTCTATTCTAATGGGCAGGTGCTAGAAGGAGAGATGACCCATCAGTTCGAATACGAGATACAGAAGAGGGTTGGCCGTACTTACGCTGTGGCGGTCAACAGTTGCTCTATGGCACTGCTCATCTCATATCTATATTATGCTCAACAACTCACCTCAAAAAATTTAACATTGCCGGCATTCAGTTTTATCGCTACGTCTAATGCACCGTCATTGAGCGGATATACTCTAAAATACACCGACGTCGACGAACACGGGATGTTAGATATCGATCAGTTAACTCTACGAGAAGACAGTATCGACATAGTGTCGTATGTTAATCTGTACGGGAACATTCTAGACTATAATAAGCTAGTGATCGCTGCGACATTTTTTAACTCTCCGATCCCTATTATTGAAGATGCTGCTCAAAGTTTTGGCGCTACATACAAAGGCATCCCAAGTGGTAAGCTAGGAAACGTCAGCTGTTTGTCGTTTGATCCAACAAAAAATCTACCAAACTACGGTAGTGGAGGGATGATCCTCACTGACGATAGAGACCTGTATGGTTTTGCTATTGGGTTTAGGAATAATGGCAACGGAGTAACACATGGCGTAATTGGCACTAATAGCAAGATGAGTGAGTCCGATTGTGCCCAGATGCTAATCAAACTCAAACACTTTGATTCATGGCAACAACGAAGAACTGAAATTGCGGCTTTCTACACCGAACAGTTATCTGATATTCTTGTATGCCCAACCCATAGTAACGATGTCGTTCACGCCTGGCACAAATACGTCATCAAAACCCCGGATCAGTTTGAGTTAAGGAAACATTTACATGATGCTGGGGTTGAGTCGCGTATTCACTACCAGGTACCGTTATCTGATTTCAACAACGCCAAAAACGCCGAGCAACTGGCAGTGCAGTCTGTCAGCTTACCTATCTATCCAGAGCTGCTTGACTCTGAAGTCGAATACGTCGTCGACACGATACACAAATTCTACAGTTGATATTTTTTGGCGAAGTATTCGTCGAGCCACTCCCACTCGAACGATTTCATTAACTCGGCGTAATCGCCGTTGACATTGTCGTAGTATTCTACTGCATCGTTTGCCCCACGTAAGCACCATTCTGAATTCTCTCCGTGCGCTACGGTAGTCCACACTGCTAGTCTATCCTTCGACATCCTATCTGTTGCGGCTTTCAGTTTGACACATTCCCTAAACGCGGTGCGCCAGGTGATGATCGGATTCACGTTGAAGTGCGCTGTTGCGCTCAACACATCGACCACCTCATGCTTCTTACTCAAGGTAAAGTCAAGTCCGTATTCCTCTGTCTCTAACACTAGATTCTTGTTATACGCAAGAATAGCCATATGTCCGTACTCTAAATCGTTGACTGGGTTTTTAGCGTTGAAGATATAGTGCTTCGGCTCTTGGAGATAGTCAGGTTGCCAATCAAAGTCAAACTCTGTGTCCACTTCTAACTTGGCGAAGACTGCGAAGAACCAGGGCGTTGTGCTCACGTTCGCAGCGGCTTTGTATGCGGCAGCTCGACCTGGTACGTCCTTCACCCAGTGTATCGTTCTATTTGGGGCGCAGGATTGAAGGTGGTCGTACCATCGTTGCGCATCAGGCTCGCCATTGCTGATGAAGACGATATCAAGCGGATGGTCACTAACGTATGATTCTGGGTGAGTGGTAATATGTGGATAATCGTATACCTGCGTGTGGATCATCTCTTTTGCTTCCCTCGGTACTGCTACTATGCTTCCTGATCGTGTAAATACATGCACAACTTTGTCTCTTTTACGCCATAATGACGGTGTAAACGACGGAATCGCGTCGGAAACAGTGGCTGATTTGAAGAAGGTGTAAGGACCAGTGAAATCGTGTGCTACGATAGCATCGACGACAGAATCCTGGTGGTAAACGACAGTCTCGAACGGAGCAGTCTGATGTCGAGGAACTGATTGATCGTCACAGTAATTAACTGACTCAAACCAATCTAGCAATGATATCTTCTCCATTTGTTCTTTGAATGACGGAACGTGAACATAAAAGGTATCGCCGTATTTTTGTGTGTTCGATGGAAAGACATGAAGCATAGTTGCTTGCCACGGTTCTGGTTGCCAGGTAAAATCAAACTTTGAATAGTCACAGATCGAATTAATAATCCAGATGTATTCTGATTCAGCGGTGCTAATGATACGTTTGAATGTTCCTAAATAATTGTCAGCGTACCGAGCAACTTTGATCTCGGGATACCTCTGTTGTATCTGCAAAAGTTGAGATTCTGATTCTGGATTTGAATGATTGAGATAGTAGATGTCGTACATATCATCCGGACGGTATACCTTCTGATCACAGACAAAGTGCAGGTTCGGAAACTGTTCAAGCTCTACTGCCCAAGAAGAATGCCTAGAAAATTCATGTTTGTTGATCAAAAATGTATCACTCCATTTCTGCCATTGCGACCCAAATATATGCAACATGAAATTTTGCCATGGTTCAGCATGCCATTCGAAATTGAATTCGTCATAGACATTCTCGCTACTGATAACCCAGAACTTTGTAGTCGATGATCGTGTTACGCATCGCTTGATTGTCTCGACCCAGCTATTCATAAACCGTATTCGTTGAATATTTGGGTATCTTACTTGTAGGGCAGAAAATCGCTTGTTTGACGATTTGTTGTTCATGTCAACAAAGAAAATGTCAACTGCCTTTACTATCGCAGTTTCCTTGTTTTTTGCGGGTATATCGCCTGCAAATTTAATCTCGGTCGCTCCAGGAACAGTGTAAGTTAGACCTACAGAAATTTGGAATTCAGTGCTAAAGTGATAGATATATGGTGAGCAATCAGATACTGGTGGCCTCCAGCTAAAGTCAATGATTGATGCATCTACCTCTTCCGGAATACACCAATGATCACGGCGTGGTGCAACATCTAAGAACTTCGGGTCGTGCCAATGGTCTATGTCAGACAGTACGTTAGTAGGCGCGAATATCGCAAAATACGAATCAACATCGACAGGCGATGGAGTGCTCCAGGTCGAATAAAATCTATGTCGATGAGTTTGATGTTGCTCCCATTTTGGCGGCATCCAGTTAAAGTCAAACTCCGCGTAATCACAGTTTCCGTTAATCAACCAGAAGAATCTCGTGCGTGATTTTAATCGAGCCTCGGCTAAGGTATTAGCTGGTTGCTCGTGTAAGAATAGGTTGGGCTTCGGCCCCGTATAAAAGATGTCGTGCATAATTGTGATAAGTATGTTATACTTATCGTAAGGGGATGTTGATGAAGAAATTTGTTGTTCGGATGATGACGGTGTGGCTCGTAACGGCCAGCGGGCTCGCGTGGGCAGTGTGTGACGATATGGTCGCGTGGGGAATGCCAGAAGTTAAGTCGAATGGTGAAATCGCAGCGGTTCAGCCTGCTGTGATGTGTCGACGGATGTACGTCCTAGAACACAATGATGATCGGCATACAGCGTGGTGGTCGGCAGAGCATCTTATCGGATCGCAGCAAGGGTTGGAGGGCGAGCGAAAGAATGCCTTCAAGACTGACCCCGACCTACCGAAAGGGGTCGCGGCACGCCCGACAGATTACGCCGGCTCAAAATTTGATCAGGGACACCTCGCACCAGTAGGCGATATGTACACCGATAAGGCTGCGATGATCGAATCGTTCTACCTATCAAACATGGTCCCACAGCTACCGAGCAACAACAGGGTAGGGTGGCGACTTCTTGAAAATTATGTCAGAAAGCAGTCTATAAAACGGGGCGACCTTTTCGTCATCAGTGGGCCGATCTATCAAGGCAATGAAGTGAAGACGATCGGCACAACAAAGGTCATGGTCCCATCCCATCTATACAAGATCATCTACGATGTCAAGACTAACGAAGCCTTATCGTTTGTGGTCCCGAATATCCCGGTGAAATGGCTTGACATGGTTCACTTCATCAGCGACGTTGCTACTGTAGAACAGCTCGCTAATATTTCATTCTTTCCTGATTCCCCAGAACCCGTCAAAGATTCTCCCAGAATCTGGTGATTCTTGTCAACGGATAATGCCTTGTGGCGTTATTTGTAGTATAGGAGGCACTGTATGAAAAAGTTAATCGTGGCATTAGTTTTAGCAACCGTTGCAGTATCAGCATCTGCTGATGGATTCCGCGGGCATAGGGATTATCATAATGACTATCGTCGTGGCGGATATTCGACGAATCACTGGGTTGCCCCGTTGGTTATTGGTGGATTGATTGGGTATTCGATGAATCGTCCAGTACGAGACCTTCCACCTTCACGACCATCTACAGTCTATATCGACCGTCAGCAATGTCAACGTATCATCTACGTTGATAGGTACGACAATGTGGTCCGTGAAGAACAGCGTTGCAACTAACCGATAGGGGAAATCATGCTAAAAGAATTCCAAGAAGATCGTGTTACCACGTATTACAGTGGCCGAGACTTTGACCAGATCAAATCCAGCTTAGATCGAATGATCACTGATCGTAACAAGCTCAAGTCTACACTGGTAGCAAAGCTGTCAGAAGCCTTACGTGGTCAAGACGAGAAGACTATTCAAAATATCTTCTCGGCTGTGGACCAGGTTTTGGCTAACTAAACACCTTCACGCCGTATTCCTTCTCGAACCGATTTGCGTCTTCCCTTGTGTTGACCATCGGTTCGCCGCGTATGTTGAGACTCGTATTGAGCAACATCGGGCAGTTAGTTAAGGTGTACCATTTCTCTAACAGCTGGCGAATACCTGATCGACAATCCCTCGGCACAGTCTGCACCCTCGATGTTCCGTCTACGTGAACGATTGCAGGGAATAGCTCAGGGAATTTACATTTCGCTGTCACCTGCATGTACGGGCTGACTGAAAAACCTACTGGCATCTCAAAATAAGTGCTAACATGTTCTTCTAAGATAACTGGTGCAAACGGGCGGAATTGTTGCCGGCGCTTGATCTCATTCACCTTATCTTTTATTTCTGGTCCTCGTGGGTCAGCCAGCAACGAACGATTACCTAAGGCCCGTGGCCCAAATTCTGCTCTCCCATTCGCTACACCAACGATCTTGTCAGTAGTCAAGGCAGTGATGAGCTGTTGCACTGGATAGGCTCCATAGATTCGAGTGCCTAAAAATGGACCTTGCCAATCTAGTTGTTCTTTTGTGACTAGCGCCGCAGCACCTAGACTTGATCCAGCATCTCCGGGATTTGGCATGAGCCATATATTTTTGAAGTACTGGCCTAGGTGACGATTAGCAGAACAGTTTAACGCCACCCCACCAGAGTAGGCGAGATTATCAGACCACCCAAAGGCAGCAGCCTTGAGCATCACCTGCTGGATTAGTCGCTCTGCAACGCGCTGGGCTGAGGCGGCAATGTCGTATTCGTCGGCGTCAGCAGGGAAGGTGTCTTCTGGAATACCTGCGTGGAGGTTCATCGTAAAGGTTGACTTTTGCTGATCTCGGATGTAGGTTTTAAGGAAGGTGTTCGCGTAGGTTGACTTTCCGTATCCTGCCATCCCCATCAAAATGTATTCTTCGTCAAGCGGTCTCAGGCCCACCTTCGCCGTCATAGCGGTGTAGAATAGGCCGATGCTGTGGGGGTATCGTTGCTTCCAGAGTGGCTTGTAGGTTGCGGTGCTCACGCCCTCCTTGATCCGATACTCTGCTCCGTAGATAGAGATCGTGTCCCACTCGCCTATAGCGTCAATGATGACTACAGTGGCTTTCGTGAAGGGGCTCGTCTGAAAGGCGGCGGCAGCGTGTGACAGGTGATGCGACTGGTGATGATAGGATGGCGAGTGATTGAGCGCAAACGCTGGCGCGACTGATTTTAGGTACCGACGAACGGTGATGTCAGACAGTGAAAAGGCATCTTGATACTGACCTGCGTAGAGCTGGCGTGTCTTCTTGAGCCACGGTCTCTCGTAGTAGGAGATGGCTGACGGCTCTCCGTGCCGAAGAGCTTCACCTAATATGCCGTACCCGATATCTTTGTCGTGCTTGGCGTGACTATACCTCTCGCTGTGGGCTGCGAATAGGATTTTGTTTCCATCGATCACGCTTAGAGCCGCATCATGGAAGCCGGCTGATATTCCCCAGGTTATCATCTGTAGATGAACGGGTCGTTTTTGCGGAGCTTCTTGATACGCTTACGGTAAGCTATCTCCTGCTTTATCCATCGAAATGGCGTTAGCAAAAATTCTCTAATCTTAGTGATCATTTAGCATCCTCAAATTTCAGTTCTTTGAACTCTGGTCTCTTTGCTGCTATCAACTCGCCGTACAGCTTGTTGGCGTAATCTTTGTGGGCGTCTAAGCAATAATGATACCACTCAGAGGAATGATCGTAATCATTCTCTTCGGCCCAGTTCACAAACGTGCTGCTTGGGTTGAGCCACAGTAAATCATTCTTAATCATAAACTTAAACAGCGCAAAGCTATCATGATGGATGACAACAGCGCCACGGTATTTGGCGTATGCATCAAGAGCCAACACGTTTTTCAATTTGTTGTTATATCCTGTTTCGTCAGCTGAGCACCAGAATCGAATATACGAGTTGTAGAAGTCTCGGTGATGTCGATTGAACTTGCTGGCGGTTAAACTGGCGCCGACGCTATAATTCATCCATTCGGAATTGTTTGTGTCGAACACCTCCAACCGTTCTTCCCCAGTCCACGACACAAAAATAATGTCCTGGTCCTGATCAAATTTAGGCTGTGGAATCCAAGGCGACGGTTTTAGTGGCACAGTTGATCGTTGCCACGATAAAGGATCCTCCCCTTCTGTCGAATCGAGTAACCGATGGCAGGTTCGAAAGATCGAATCGTTACTTCCGCCCGGGAACGCAAGATTGATTACGTTGTAACCCATCTTCTTACCTAGTAATGCTGCGAAGCTATTGTTTAGGTTGAAGTCAGTGTTATGCCCAACGCCATCGCCTTCGAGCTCACTGCCAGATGCGTGACTGCATCCCAACACATAAAAGTTACGCTTACTCATCAACATTTTTCGTTTCCATTAACTCAGGCAATGCCTCATACAGGTTTTGATTGCGGTGAAGATCCAACGCCTTCATATACGTCAAACATTCTTGCCATAGCTGGTCACTGTTTGGCAAATACTTGTTCTCGAGAATATTTAGTATGGTTGCTAAACCTTCTTTATTTTGTGTTGTGTCGAAAATCTTCAATGGTTGCTCATACAGCCATTTGATTTCAATTATAGCCTTATCTCGCAGTTCCTGCGGCATTGCACGTAGATCTAACACTACCGGATAGTCACAGATAATGTAACTGATCCACAATTGCTTTGACGTTGTTTGCTGCAATTCTTCGATGTAGAGCAGCAGATCCTTAATCGCAAAAATATTTAATGACATAATGACCGGACTAAACTGCACGCAGGATACATTTGGCTGATCAACATACCATTGAATGTTCTTCTTAATCGGCTCCCAGTTAGCCCCAGTTCGAATATACTCTAAGGCGTTACCGATTGCGTCAAGACTAATGCAAGCAACAATTTTGTTGAAGTAGCTCAGTATTTCTTTCCAGTCAGCACGAAGGTTTGTGCAGTTAGTGTTGAACATGATTTCCATATCTGCACTAACGCCGAATTCAATAGCCTTTTTCATTACCCAATAGTTACGCTCGATTAGTGTTGGCTCGCCGCCTGTGAAATACATCTTCTTTGTCCCAGGCAACCACTTGATTGTATCCTCTAAAAATGACTCGCTATCCCACCACTCCGGAATAACTTCACCTAGATGGCCCCAAGAATGTGGCTTTACTATGTCTTCAAACTTTGGGTCGATCTTGATTACACGTTGCTGCTCTTTGTAAATTTGACTTGAATTCTGTGGTTGGCACATACGGCATTTTAGGTTGCATAGGTTCCCGAGTCGAAAATCTAAGTAGATCGGATCTTCGTTTACGGTGCCGTTGTTGGCTGCAGAAAATTCTATCCTCTTGGTGATCTCGTCTGCAGACTTACCGTTCATCCAATCACGTATATAGCCAGTTCGATAGCTTTCGTTGCTCACACTTTCTAAATAGTAGCAGTGCTCGCAGCCCTTTACTTCTTCGCCGGCTATCATCTGCAGGCGAACCTCTTTCATGTGATCGCTGTTCCAGGCAGCACTCATTGATCCGCCATTTTTATCTACGGTCATTGACCGACCTTCAGAGTCTTTGATGTTCTCACGCGCAACACAACACCAACTCATGGTTCCAGTTGGTTGAGTCATAACATGAATCCACGGATATGGACAAAAGGTTTTGTTCTCTGGGTATTTACTCATGGTAGTAGCCTTGCATATTCTTGGAATATTTGGTAGTAATCTTCGTTACGTCTTGGGTCAACAATAGACATAATCCGTTTGAATTCTTGATAATTGTCGGGTTCCTCCGGAGTGTCTACGTAATTGTAGATAGGTGCAAAATGCTCTACGTTAGGCGAATTTAGTAACCTGTCCTTCAACGCATCTTTAACTGATCTCGGTAGACATTTAGCCGAGTAATGCTTGGGCTCAGACACCATGTTCCACAGAAGTTGGCAATTCGGATACTGTTTTGCCCAGGAAGCAACCTCATCTAAGTACCAGACGTTAAATGCGCTCACTGTGCAGAAGAAATTCACCGATACAGACGGTAGATTAGCTGCTAGTAATTTATTGATGTTTGCATTAACTTCGTCCCACTTAGCAGGGTGCCTCATGTATTCGAATCTTGGGCCGACACCGTCAATGCTGAAGAATATCTGAACCTTCTTAAACTTTCTCCAGTGTTCAAAATACTGTGTCATGTCTTGAGTACCGTTCGTATTGTAGCTCAAGTTTTTGTTACTGCAATCTACCGTAGAGGTCATGTTCGTCAAAAACGTCATGTGCTCTTTCAACACCATTGGTTCTCCACCAAACAGTTCAAACCAATCTACAGATTCTGAATATCGAAACAAGTCATTCCAAAATTTAGAATTATCCTTTGGCCACTTGCCTAGATTGTTCCACATGATTACACCTTCTGGCCCCCAGGGGTTTAGCGCAGCTTCGTCGGTTCCCCATTTGCTGCTAGAGAAGCTGCAACAGGTTCGGCATTTTAGATTGCAGGTATTGCCAAACTTTAAGTCTAAGTATTTGATTTCTGGTTTAGCTATTGCTTCCGGAATATACTGAGCCAGGCGAATGATTTCCCGTTCTCGCTTACTATGAATACCGGCTTTTTCTTCGTTGAAGCAATTACGGCATCCGGCAGGTTGCTTATTATCTAAGAATTCCTGCTGAATGTCTTTGTACCATTTACTGTCAAATGCTTCGCTGATAGTGTTGTTAGCAAAATTAAAATCCGGGATAGATCCTTGATGAACGCAACAGACGCTAGCATTGCCGTCAGTTTTACATTCTACTGCTACAAACGGGAGAGCGCAAAAGTTAGATGGCAATCCTTTATCTTGCAGAATTTGTGCTGCGGTTTTTGAGCTCAAATGTTATATCCTTTAAATGTCGTTGCAAAATCTTGTTTCCGTAACTGGTCAAGTTGAGCAGTCAGTGCTCGGAATTTCGTTAACCGTTCCGGTGGCACTGGCGGTGCATTTTTTACTGCTGCCATTGCAGCCCTATACCCGTCAGCTGCTCTAGATAACGTTGTATTCTGCTCTAACCAATCAATAGTGTCTTGGTATTTTTTGAAGAATTCATCTTTATACTGGTCTGGCAACATCTGTATCCTATAATGCTCCGGATACAGTAAAATATTTACGTCCCAATCGCCCGGCTTGATAAGGCCTTGATCCACCATGTATCTATGAAACTCTGGCATGTGTAGAGCGTTAAATATGCTAAGAGTACAGCTAATGATGAGATCTGCATTAGGCAACGCTGCTTTAAATTGTCGAATGTTGTCCTCTAGTCGACTCCACACTAATCCATCTCGAATATACTCTCCTATTTCACCGTAACCGTCTAAGCTCACACCTATGTAAACCTTAGAGAAATGCTTCCACAACTCTAGACAGTTATTATCTTTGTATTTCAACGTTGAGAAATTGGTGTTATATCCTAGGAAAACATCAGTTTGATTATTTGCAATTAGATACTTCAGTATCTTATAGTGCTCGTCAATGAGCAATGGCTCTCCGCCTGCAAAGTAGATTTTTTCTACCTTACTAAGGTGTGGTGCAATTTCTTCCCATACTTGATCTGGCGTCTCGTGGAGTCGAATAAATTTCTTAGCTGTGTCTGGAATGTGGCCTAATGCCACACTATCTTCGTACCACCCCGAGCTTAGTTCTGGGCCGCAGGTTCTGCATTTGAAGTTGCAAAAATTACTAAATCGAATATCGTAGTACGACAAACTCATTTCGTCAACCGTACCGTCACTGTGGGTTTCTTCTACTTCGTGGAAACGATGCTTGTAATCATCATTCAAATTTTGCCTATGACTACGTCCACCATTCTCTTCGCATTCGTAACAACGTGAACAACTGTCTGACGGGACACCAGCTATGATGTTTTTTCGAAGCTGCTTCATACCGTCACTGTTCCATACGTCAATCATCGGAGTTTGATTTATATTCCCGACAGGGTGGTTCCACGATGTAAGGCAGCACGGGTAAGCTTGTCCGTTAGGCCAAACATGCAAATGCACCCAAGGCACAATGCAAAATACTTTATCACTCATTAGGAATAATCTCAAAAATGCGGGAGAAAGTCGTTCTTAAAGAAGTATTTCTAGATGAATCTAACCACGCATTGTATTTAACGCCGTTATCCCACTGACTCGCATTTTCTTCTACTGCAAGATTCGAAATTATAGCGTCAATCTGATGTTGCGGCAATGTGTTACTGCATGGCAGCACCTTCGACACGCACGTTTTTGGCAGTATTCGAATCGACAAAAATTTCGGATCATGCACAAAATTCATATACACCGACAGATTACGTTTAGCCATAAACTCATGAAATTCGTTCAAATACATCACGTTTAACCAACTCACTGTTTGACATACGCTAACATGTATCCACGGCAGGCTCTGTAACTTGTTCAAATTATTTACAACGTCATGCCACTTAGTCCCAGTACGAATGTATTCGTTACGCTTGCCTAAATCGTCGATGCTGCATGATACTTGAACGGCTTTAAACTGTTTCCATATCGCAATCAACTTATCAGGCAGGTTAGTCATGTTGATGTTGTACCAGAGGGTTACCTGCCTGTGTAGGCCCCGGTCGATCAGTTTCTGTAGGAATTTCCAATGCTTTTCGACGAGCGTAGGTTCACCGCCGTTGATGTAGAGTAACTGGAGATCGTCACAGTGTGCGAGCAGGTCATCCCAAAATTCGTCGTTCTCTGTCCACGAGCTGTTGATGCTCTTATCGTACTGAGTAACAAAGGTAATCTCCTTCTGAAGCTTCATATATTCTGATGACCAGCTCGTACTGCTGGATGGATTGCAGGTACGGCATTTCACATTGCACAGATTGCCAAGGCGTAGCTCAACGAACTTGAAATTTACAGGGATGGCACCGGCCTCGCTCGTAGTCGCTCGGGCGATGTCTTCTGTGAACTGTAGACGCTCGTTCTCTTCTATTCTCTTGCTACGAATGCCGGCAGTTTCTTCTAGATAACAACGTCTACAAGCTTCGGGCTGCTCGTTGTTCAGCATCTGCAGGCGAACGCCTTTGAAGTAATCGCTGTTCATCACGTCTTCGACCGTATTGTTGTTTAGGTTGAGATACTGTGGAGAACCATTATTAAAGTTTCTCGAGCTGTTTTTCGCGTTGGTAAAATCGCTCACGCAACAAAGGGTGACGCCACCGTGAGGATGAGTTGCGAGATGTACAAAAGGTAAGCTACAAAAGGTGCTCATAGGTTGCTCCACCAGGCGGAGAGTGCCGGATCGGTTGCATAAATGTCAGCAATGGTGTAAGAGTCATTGCGGATGGTTTCTATCTTCTCAAGCCACTCTTTCCCTTGGCGGGCCTTGGTCTGGTATTCTTCTGGGTAGGCTTCTGCATGGGTGGACCGGTGCCGCATTGATTCTAAGGTCGTGAGCAAGGATCGCTGCTTGACGGTTGCGAGTGGCAGCATATAGGTCAGGTTCTCGTCAATGATCCGATTCAGAATCTCTCGTGGCCAAGACATAGCGGTGAACATCACGTCTGCGTGGAAGGCGAACATGATCTTCGTCTCGATCTTTACGTCTAGCTCTCGGCTCAGATCGAAGATTTCCTTCAGCCCGAACATACCTGGTCCGGTGATCGTTAGGTCGATGATCATCCTCTCATTACCGTGAGGTAGGGCAAGACCTCTCTTGAAGTTTTCTAACCATTCGTCCCACTTCAAACCAGTGCGGATATATTCACCTATCTTACCAGTTCCGTCAATGCTTGCGCACATCTGCCAGTTCTTAAACTGAGGGAGATAATCATAGAGATCGACGCCATTGAATCTCGTGCGGCTTAGGTTGCTGTTGTAGCGTAGGTAGCAGTTTTTCGCGCTGCCATTCTTCACCATCTCCTGCAGGGTCCACCAATGAATATCGTACATGAGCGGTTCTCCACCTACCCAATAGCATTCCTCAACGATGCCTCTCGTTACCGCGTCGCGAAACTCTGGCTCGACGACCGTCTGCTGAAAATTCAGCATCGCCGTCTTGACCTCAGTGATCATGAACGGCTGATTCTTAGGGCTCCATAGGTCGTGCTTCTTCTTCTCTGATTCCCAGGATGAGCTCAGCTGCTCTCCGCACATACGGCACTTGAAGTTGCATAGGTTACTGAAGCGGTAATCGAAGCTGATTGGCTCCATGGTTGTGAACCCTGTCTCGTCAGTAGAATCGAAACATTGCTGGATCTTGTCTTGGAATAGGTACCCAGTGAACCACTTGCGGTATGAGCTGACAGATAAGAGATCCTTGTTGCAGACGTCACACTGGGATATTTCCTCGCCTGCCATCAGCTTGACGCGTAGGTCGCGCATATATGGTGAATTCCAGTGCTCTGCTAAAGTATCAGGCTGGTAGTCCGAAAGTGCCGTCTTGCTCTCAGTCACCTCGCCATACGCCTTGTCATTGCTAGCGTCAATGTATTGCTTTTGAAAGCTATGCTGCTCACGAGAGGCGCAGCATAGACGGCGCTCAGATTGTGGCGAGATATAGGTATGGGTCCAGGGCGCAGTGCAGAACACCTTGTTTGGACTGTCTGGGCTTAATTGGCCGTGTTCCCATATCGGGATGATTTTGTTCATTGTAAATCCTTGTGTTCAGGGAAAATATCAAAGAATGATTCTCCTCTCCTGGCGTCCAGCTTGAATTGTTCTGCTAATGAGTCAGCCGTTAAATGCGATAGATCCTTAGCGTTCATGTGCTCTATTAGATTTTCAATCATTGCCTGCTGAATTGGATCATCGGCCGGTAGTAATCGTAGTTCGTTCGAGATCATATCCTTTTTCATCTGACTCAACACCTGGATTGACAACAGGTTTTTGTACGAGTCGACCCGGCTTAGTTGCGGGTAAATACCATACTCAGTTACTAAGTGTTGATAAAGTGGAGCGATTTGAAAAGCAGTAACCCAGGTAGCAACAGTATTTACTCGAACATTCGCGAGCCCAGAATTAATCATCGCTCGCAGATTGCTATTTACCTTGTCCCATATTGTTCCGTTCCTCCAGTACTCTGCAACGCTGCCTAATGCGTCTAAACTCACAGTAACGTTGACGGATCTAAACTTAGACCACAAATCAATTATCGAGGTGTTCTTAAACGTGAGGTTGCTTCCGTTAGTATCGTACCAAATATCAATGTCTGGACTTTTGCCGGTTGTAATAAGATAATGCAACAATTCCCATACCTGTGGCATCATGATCGGTTCGCCGCCACTAAACTTCAGCACCTTCAAACCACCCGCTATTTGTTTCACTTGATCGACTAACGTCGGGCCCATATATTCGATCACTATAGGATGACGCAATTCCTTTCCAGCATTACGTTCCTCGGCTGCAATCAACGAGCTCGACATAGGGGAACAGGTGCGGCATTTGAAATTACACACATTCGAGAACCGTACTTCACAGACTTCAAAATCAGTAGAATAAATATCAGCAACGTCACGCTCTTTAAGGAAGGCATTGCGAGCCATAACCCGCGGAGTGAATTCTTGACCAGTGCTGCCAAAGTTATCGCAATATTCGCAGATAGTATTAGCAGTACCTTCCGTTAGATCCTGTTTCAGTTTTACAAGGAACGGATGTGATCGGTAATCTTCTATTGACGAGCAAGATAATCTCTGGCGGGCGTAGGTGCATGGGCTAATGGAATTTTCATCAATGAACAGACCAGTCCATGGTAATGGACACCATACCTTATTTTCCATCAGCGAGTTCGTCACTGACATAGCCGGCTTCAGCAGTCAACGGATTTACTACGACCGGCGCATTACCTGAGACTAAGGGGATGCTATCAATAAATTCTGTCAACGGTCCAGGAAAGGTTTCTCTGAAATTTTTGTTTCGACGAATGTCATATTGCTCGTAGAATTGACGGAAGTCATTGTATAGCTGAGGCGTTTCTGACGTATATCTGTGAGGAGTCTTCACTACGTCTAAGTAATCAATCAGCCGCTGTATTTGTGCTATCTCAGATTCAACTAGCAATGATCTGCCATTCATATCACGCTCATCCTCAGTGACATGCCAGTCTAACCACATTTGTAAACGGTACTTATACATCAACTTCAATGCTTCCGGCAAAATAGCGCACGACTGAAAACTCGGAAATCGTAAAATGTTCAACGACACGTTGCAGTAATCTACGCCATATTTACGTTTGATGATTAACGTGTCGTTTAGAAACTTAGTGATGCTGTCTAAGCATAAACTGTTGATCGTCATCATAACGTGAATTTCTTTTACGTTGCCTTCAACAATTAGACGCTCAATATTTGCTAGCCATTGCTTGTAATCCATTCCGTCTCGGATATATTCGCTCTGGGCACCTACGCTTTCGTTGCTAGTGTAGATCTCTAAGTTAGGCACATGATGGCTCATTTCAATCAGCTTGTCAAGTAACGCTGGCTTAGGCACCAGGTTAGAGTTGATTGCATAACGTAGGCGTGATGCTTTCTCGGGATGATTCTTAAACCAGTCAAACAGCTTCCACACTGAGTTCGACATCAATGGCTCGCCGCCGGTGATGCGAATCTCTTCGAGGTTATCTTGCAGGCTAGATTCCCACCATTTCCAAAAGGCTTGGATGTAGGGATTGTCGGTCTCATTCGACGGACTTTCAGCCCACGGCGAGGTATCAATGAAATGACCACGAGCATCACTAAGCAGATTCTGATACGGACCATTCTTCTTGATGTCCTTAACCCACGTCGTGCTGAATCCTGGGTTACAGTAAGAGCAGGCGAAGTTACAGGTTCGATCAAAGCTAACCTCTAATGTCTTCAGTTCAGAATCTGCATTCCACGGCATTGCTACGGTCTTGGCTATCTCTTCTTCGCTGTGAATTTCTGTCTTGTAGACTCGGTCGCTGATAACGTCGCGATTCATGTCTTCAGCTTTCCAACAGTATTCACATTCAGCAGGGCGGATGCCTTCAAGCATCATCTTCCTCATTTGCTTCTTGTGTGGCGTGTTGTGAATAGCAGAAGGGTTAGTCTTGATTTCTTCAACGTCGATTCTATGCGCTGCTGGGTGATGGCATGATGTTGTTTGCCCGTGACCCAGCCAGATAGTCGAATTCAACCATTTTGCAGCGCAATAGGATTCAGAGATAGGGTCTATAACCCGTATCTTGTATTGTGCGAGCGATTCGTTTGCTTTTCTACTTGACATGTTACCTCTTGAATTGTGCGTTAGCAAGACGCTGAGTCTCGTTCCACCATGAAGTCATCTCCGGGAACGTTGCTAAGAAATCTGTGTTGCGACGGCGATCATGCTCGTTGAAGAATCTATAGAAGTCAGCACGATGACTTGCTAATGTAATATCAGGCAATGTCTCACGCATCCAGTCGACATTTCGACGCATACGTTGAATTTCGTAATCCTTAAATCCGTTATGCCAGTCTTGCTCAGTGCATTGATTCTCTTCCATCCAGTTTGCTACTTCTTCAAGCTGGTCGCTGTATTCATACGGCAAAATCTGTATGCTTTGCCAGTCTGGTTTGCGCAGTAATGGAGTATCGAACCATACACGTTGATAGGTCTTGCTGTATTGTTTTCTCAATGCTAATATCGTTTCGAGCAAAGGCTTGATGCTAGTGATAGACAGGTTGTTCATCGTTACGATAAACGTCAAACTATTGCATTGCTCATTTTCAGAAAGGTAACGATGCACGTTAGACAGCATTCTGTCATAATTCAATCCGTGTCGAATATACTCTGCTTGCGAGCCTACGCTGTCAACGCTTACATATTGCATGAAGTGCTCTAAAATATCTCGGTTACATAGACGTTTCACATAGCCTAAATATTTGTCAAACAGCACAGGTTCAACTGAGAAATTCGAAGTAACGTCGAGGTGCAGTTTCGGGGATGGATTTGCGAGCACATAGTCAAATACCTTGTAGGTGTTCTTGTCCATCAACGGTTCGCCACCGGTCATGCGGAAGTGATCTAACTCAGGATACAGCGTTGGCCACCATTCCCAAAATGCGTCGACGTATGGGTTAGGATGTGATGCAGGTATAGGGCGTAAGTCTCCAGCAAAATATTCAGGGGAGTTGTGATTAGACGCGGTCGGGTATCCGCCTTCTTTGTCTACTTCTTGCATCCACGACGAGCTAAACTGCGGTGAGCAATACGAGCATTTTAGGTTGCAGCCGTGGTTGAAATTTACTTCAACGTAGGACGGGTTGAAACTCTCGTCTCCTGTCGAGTCCACAATCTTATCGTAGTCTTTCAGTGCCCACGGTTCGCCAGAACGATAGTGTCGGTCAGACAGCTGGTTGTTATTTTCTGCTGACCAGCAATACGAACATTCTGCTGGCTTCTGCCCATCAAGCATGAGCTGTCTCTGTAGCTTTTTGTAATCAGTATTGTGCAGGGAAGACGGGTCACGTTTCAGCGAGCTTACAGGAATTTTGTGAAGTGGAGGATGGTAGCAGCTATTGTTGAGCCCAGTCGGCAGATGCAGGCTGACCTGTTTCCATTTTGCGAGGCACAAGGAAGGGCCGAGAAGTTCTTTCATCTTCTCCGCAGCAGTCATGAAGTCGCTTTTCTTAGCAGTCATCTTACCAGCCTTCTACGCGGCGGATGACTGATATTTCTGTAGTCGTAACGTCGAGATTTTTGTGGCTGGCAGCGTAGTGATGCTTGAAGAACTTTGACTGGTCAGTGTCGAGTTCAACGATCGGCAATGTAAGGCGTTGTTGAAGACCGTTCCAGATGCCGCATTGGGCGTCAGACCAGCCATCGTATTTTGTACGCCAGTCGAACTCAGTATCGTCCCACAAATCTGCAAGGCAATCAAAGTCTTGGACGTCTCGGTAATCCCAATGCGGGTCAAGCATTGTTAGATACGTGCCGTACCGTGCGCCCCATATTGCAAAATCGCCATTATCAACATCAGCACCCACGCTCTGCCAAATGCACAGGTGATCGAAGTTCCGTCCGTGTACCTTATCCTTAAATTCTTGGAGGGTGGGTTTTGCTCCGCGGTCGAGACACATCTTCACGCCCTCACGGAAGCCTGCACGCCAAGCTTGGAATGGGGTGGCGTTGGGATAGGTTGTGCTGTAGCAGTTATGCATCGGAATATACTTCGGATCAAAGCAAAACTCAACGGCTGTATCAGTGGCACCAGTGCTATTCTCATGAGTTTTCATATCGTTGATAAACTTCCTCGTCCAGCAAGATAGCCCACCGTTGCCGTACATCAATCCATTGATGTGGTTACGTGCTTTCCAACGAAATGCACAATCTTCATTCGTGGCGTCTAAAGTAAGCTGCAGGTTGAAGAATTCGGCGTCAGGAAGATTATCTCCGTCGATCAGCACGAAGCGTTCTGTCTCGGATGCTGCGGCTGCTGCCTTGTGCGCGTTATCGGATCCTTTGACTCCGTCGACACGTTTTGCCCACGGCACCATATTTTGTATCTGAATCCAAAACTCTTCTTTCTTTGGCTCGTCGTATGTCAAAAATACGCAATCCAAATCTGCTATGTCTACTATCTTACTCATCGTCGTAATCCCCTATAACCCAATGGTCAGTGTCGCCAAGGTAGGCATCGTCGACGCGGAAGATATTGTTATCTTTGATCGTCGCGAAGCCAGTATCACTACAGCGTAACAGGATCGTAGCGGTGTTGTCAACCGGTATGAGCGAAATTTCTTGATTGAGGGTGACGCGGAAGGCTGGACAGAAATGAACGGTATCGTAGATCTCGCGTGAAACGATTACGAACGGCTCGGGTGTAGGGTCTGGCTCGTGATCTGCCTGTGTGGCTGCGGTCTTGCGGAGGCACTCTCGGGTGGCTTCGTCGTAGTAGATTCGATGAGTAATCTCGGGTGGCACCGGTGGTGTAGTCAGTGATTGCAGGGCAGCGAATAGAGGATCACTGGTGGGCTCGGTGGTAGGCATCTTCATAGCGGCGAATGATCTCCGGGGTTAGGAATTTCTTAGAGTGGTAGTGGAACGGGTATTGCTGTCGAGTAAATCCGACCGTTAGATGCAGGTCATCGTCAATCTGTGAGTAGACGGTCTTCGTCCAGTCAGTGTTGGTCCCCCATCCGTTGATCGCCCCTTTCATGTGGGTAAAGGTCGGGTATGATAAGGTCGGGTTGGTACAGCGATCTTCTCCGAGCATCACAGCAGCGATAGCATAGGCGACGTCGGTGGTCGGTTCGTCGTCGTGGCAGTTCCGAAGAAGGTTATTCTTCACTACCTCCCAGTTCTCGAAGACATATTTTGCGTAGACGAAAAAGTTCATGCTCTCTTTGCCATAGCGGAAATACATCACGCCATTGTAGACATCAGGTAGGAGGTTATCGTCGAACAGGTTCCGGTAGGCACGGCAGGAGGATGGAGAACCTTCGTAGTTGCGGATCGTAGTGGTCAGGCAGACTTCTGTCTGCTGCATACCGGTCCACCAATGGTCAACCGAATCGGTGAACAGGATGTCGGACTCTAACTTCATCGTCTCCTTGAACGGGGTCAACCACCATGCTTTCCATTCATTCTTCATCTTCCAGGCGTCGGCGGCCGCCGCGTCTTCTGGTATGTCGATGATGTAATCGAAGACCTCACGGTGAGCATCAGTGACGCAGGCTTTCGTCGCTTCATCTACAGCCACAGCGAATGATGTGACGTCTCGCTGTGAGCATTTGATGCTCAGTGCTTGCCCGTAGGCTAGGTTCAGATAATCTGTGGTATCGTTATTTTGTGCAAAGGTGAAGAACCCTTTCTGCTCTTTGAAACTATCTGGTCTACGCATAGAATTTCTCCATAGCTGTTTTATTCATACAATGAATGTTCGTCCCTGTTATTTTATTGACTTGCTGGTTCCAAGCATACACGACTTCAGTGTTATCATTCACTGAAATAACGTCTACATCACTGAAGATTGAGTGCAGTTTACCTGGTAATCTGTTGAAATTTGACGTCGAATATCCAGTTAAAACCTGTAGGGCTATACTGAGTGCAAAATCATTCCTAAAGTTGTGATTCCTGAAGTGATACAAAATAGAGTAATATTTCCACTCTGATTTGATCAACTGCATGAAGTCAAACACTGCTTTTGATAGTGGGCATTTTTTGAAATACAAAACTGTAGCCCACTGCATAGGGATAGAGATTTCATTGAGCCGGATTTGACTAGGGTAGGTGCTAGTAACGTCGTTGATTTCGTTGTAGCAGGCTATTTCTGAATCGGTGTCAAAGATCGGTGCTAGTGAGTTGTTAAACATGAAAAAATCAGCATCGATGAGCAGTGTTTGATCGTATGGACTTAGATCATAGGCGCGTATGCGGCTTTCGTTGAACCATTGCGTAGTGGACGTGCCCGTTGAGGTGATCACGTTGCGAGTAGTAGAAGAATCGTCGGTGATAGTGATAACAGTGTCAAACACAGTAGACGTGACTGGCGCGTTAGTAACTAGCGTAACGGGTAGGTGCAGATACTTCTTAGCTTGTTTCGCAGCGAATTCCGCAGCAGATAGATAGTCGAAGGTAGAGTTGATCGCAAAGATTAGTATGCCTTTAGTCACGTGGGATCTTTCGAATTTTCTTGCTAGCGTCAAAATCTACAAGCCAGGCGTTCATAGCGAATTGATAGGCTTGCTTGAGCTCAGCAAGTAAGGCAGAGCGATTGATACGGATCGGATTGTGGTACGAGTCTTCAATAACAATATCGTCGCCAGTCCAGCAATGAAGGAACGATATGAGTTCGGGGGTAGATTTGAATAGCCCGCCGTTGTGGGCCACAGATAGCTGACCTTCTATTCGTTCTCGGAGGTTCTTTCGATACAGTGTGTGGTCGAATCGAGTTTCTGCTAATGTGCGGAGCGAATCAACAGATGTTGGGTTTGGTGGTACTGAAATTTCATGAGTCATACTATAATTTATGCTGCATTGCTGGGTATAGCAATCTTTTCTGCAGCATATCCATTAGATACGCGGCTAGCCGCGTATCCTAAGATAATGTTAGTACAACGCGGCTGCTACGCCGACTGTAGGTGTTCCCCAAGTATTAGCCAAGTAGGTCGTAGCTGGAGACGATACTACTAAGTTGGTGGTTGTAGTTCCATCAACTCCATCTTGAATCGCGTTTGGCCACACGTTGAGCCAATAAGTTTGTATTGTAATGACCGGGTTGCCGCCGTTAGACGAAGTGCCAGACCATGAACAATTCATAACAATGTAATTCGACGAATATGTCGCGACCCCATCGTACTGTAAGAATTTTTGGGCCGGAGTCCCTGTTAGACCAAAATAACCGTCGTGCTGGAGATTTGACACTGTGCCACTGCCACCGACCTTGAGGTAGTCGTTTGTTGTCATCTGAATTGACCCGCAGGCTGTCGCCAATGCTGCCCATTCTGTGTTACGAGTAGAGCCAGAGCCACCAGATTTAGCAAAAGACAATTTCAATTTTCCACCAGCGTTGAAGAAATATCTTGCTGCATCGCCTGACGCAAAAGTAACAGTATGAGTAAACACAATACCGCGATTGCCAGTTGTCCCCCATGCTGCGGCGGAGGTAGCTGGATAAACAGCTGAATCGCTCAGTGCTAGTGCAGTAGTACCAGAATTGTTATACGCAGCATTCACTCCGGTAGAGATGGTTGCAAAATATGTGATTGCACTACCAGCAGTAACACTAGATGGTGTAATCTGCGTTTGCCCTTCGTGTGCTAGGCACGAATTCGCGTTTTGAATCAACCCAGTCCACTGTGCTGCCGTAACTGACCCAGTAGCAGCAACATCAGCAATAGCCGAAACTGATTGCCCTAGGCCGTGATTAGCCGTCCCTGTTCCCCATTGTGAACGAAGAGTTCCTGCTAATGTGTTGTAATCTGTTGCGGCAATTTGCCCGCCTTGTGAATATGCCATTTATTTTTCCTTTATACTGTTTGAGCCGAGCTGCTATACGTCGGAGTGCCCCACGTGTTAGTTAGATATGTCGTTGCTGGAGAATTTACTACTGCCGAACTTGTCATGGTTCCGTCAACAGTGTCTTGTAATGCATTCGTATACGAATTTATGAAATACGTTAGCAATCCAACAACGTTGTTACTTACTAAAGCATAAACTTGTATGTAGTCAGCAGTATATCCTGCTGCAGAATCGTACTGAAGAAATTGTTGGGTCCAGTTGATTGCTTGGCACGACCAAACTCCACCATTGTTGTTATTAGCGATAACTAAAGGTGTTCCGCTGCCACCCACTTTTGTGGTATTACTATGGCCAAGGGTGATTATACCAGTTGCAGCGCACAAATTTGTCCAATCAGTATTCCGTGTTGTAGCGCTACCACCCACCCTAGACCTAGTTACTGATATAGTGCCACCAGCATTGAAAAAGTATCTCATTGCATCATAAGACGCAAAAGTAAAGTATTGAATCATTTGCAGTCCACGACTCGGAGTGCCCGATCCCCAGGCAGTCGCGAACGTCTGTGTTTGGGCTGTTCCAGCTGTTAGTGCTAGTCCGGTGGTTCCTGATTTGTTTGCTGCAAGTGCGCTACCCGTAACAATCGAATTGTAATAAGTAACGATGTTGCCTGCTGTTACTGACGACGGAGTAATAGAAGTTTGTCCTTGGTGTGAAAGGCAAGCATTAATTGTCTGAATCAGACCAGTCCAGGCAGTAGCAGTAACATTTGCACCACCAGCAACTGTAGCAATCGAACTAGTACTTTGTCCTAGCCCTTGAGTTGCATATCCTACTCCCCATTGATCTCCGATACCGTTACCCGACGAGAAGACTACAGAATTTAATCTAGATCCAGCCCCATTAAACGATGAGTCGAAATAGAGAGGTAAGCCAATTGCTCGAGCAACAGTTCGAATTACAGCACCATCTTTGTAATAAATGACGTTAGTTCCGTCGAATCGAATCGACAATGTTGTTGATGTTGTGTATGCACCAGCATTGACTGGATTCGCGCCGCTTTCGTAAATGTATGCGTTACTATCACCAGCAAAATACCAGGCGTAATCAAGACTAGCATAATTAGAATCTGTATACGGGTCAGAGTTTAAACCGAACATAGCATCCATTACTGCATTTGCCTTTGCGCTGCAATATGCAGAGTTTGTATATTTAGTGATAGAATATGCTTGGCCAGACCATGCTCCAGGAGTACCACTATTCTTGTAAATCGATCTTCCGAAAACATTAACACCTTCCGATGCAGCAAAAATTGAATCAGAAAATGTCCTAAAGTTTATAGAATTCATCGACCCAGATGGATAGAACGATGAATCAAAGTATAACGTAGTTGCACCACGTGCTATGCTACGAATCACTACTCCATCTTTGTAGTAGTTCACAAACCCAGGACCAGCAACAATAGACAGAACCGTTGCGGTCGTATACGAACCACAAGTCGTTGCTGTTAGAATCTGCGCGCCATTCTCGTATATGTTTAACGTACCATCAGCAATAAAATACCAAGCATAGTCTATGCTAGCATAGCTGTTATCTGCTGCAGGGTCAGTGTTAAGACCCATCATCATATAGCAGGTTGTTTGTGATGCTTTTGCACTAACATATGAATAATCTAAATACCCGTTAGTTGAATATGCCCCGCGATCCCATCCGCCAGCTGTAGCTGTAGAAGTTAACGTGCCGTTCGAATACGACATATTTGCGCTGACGACTAGTGGTGGTGAGTCTGTCACTGGTACTTCAGCGATATGTGCTAAAGCATTGTAGTCCGCCGATTTAATGTCGCCACCTGATGCATATGCCATTGCTTTTCCTTTTAAGAGTTAAGTTTCACGATGGCTTCGATAACACCTTCTATGGTCGTATCTTTGCTCTCTAGTGCTCGGCCAATAACGTTAAACGAAGTGAACTCTCCACGGATAGCAGCACGGGCAAGGCCATTGCCTGCGCTCACTAAGCGATCACCTTTTCGTACCTTGCCTATAACACGAACCGGCACTCTACCCTGCATTGCAATCGGTGGGTGGGTGTCGTTGGTTCCTGCGCCGGCGTTCATCAAATAAGCTGCATTAGTGCTGATAACACCAAAAACGTTATCGCTTAGATCTTCTGAAGCTGCGGTAATTTCTTCTGGTCCGCCAAGCTCAACAACGGTACCAGGTAAGTATGATTTATCTGCGTGGAAACGTTCTGCTAAGTCAGCGTAGTTTGCGGAAGATGCGTTACCGTAAAAATTCGTTGCGTAGACTGCCTTCCACTTTCTGCCACCGGCAGCCGGATCTGTACCGATAACAAACGTGTTGTTGATCGACGGAACAATATTTCCATTCACGTTACTAAGATCTACTGCACCACCAGACAACAAGCTATCAACGTATCCTTTCGTAGCGATACCTAATGTGCTAGTCGGGTTAGCTCGAACTTCGCCCAATCCCGAGCTAGTAAATGTCAACACCGGAATTAATGTGTTGCTCTGATTCAGATGCATTATTAGCGACTTGTTAACCACCGTACTCTTAAGGTTAATGGCCGAAGGGGTAACCTCGATTTGGAAATCTCCTTGTGCGCCTACTGTTAGGCCGCTGTTACTCGTAGTAACTAGAGGAGCCGTCATGTTAGACGGTGCATCACTTCTGACAAACTGGCTAACAGTTAGTCCGCCAAATAACGTAGAATTATCAGCAAGCCCCTTAAAGTTAGTAGCGTATATGTTCGCGAAATGCGATGTAGATGAACCAAAATTCAATGTTGTTGATTGTGGAAGTAACGTACCGGTGATAGTATTTGTGCCATCGCGGCGTAAGCTAACGCTCGATGCTCCACCAATTTGACCATCTAAATATTCTTTCGTTACGACCGATTTTGCATCAGAAGACGCAGTCGGAGTAGGTGCTAGTAACCCGTTTGTTGCTGACAAGGTTAACAGTGTTGTTTGAACACCGTTCATATTTACTGACAGCGCCATGTTTTTATTAATGGTCTTGCTAGCAACTAATACATCGCCGGATGCTGCTGATAAGGAAAGATCGTCTGCGGCTCCAACTTTTAATCCTGCTGGTGATTGAATAGACACTGGTCCTGAAACTACACCACCAATATCGCTTCGCAAATAGCTCGATGCTGGAATACCACCTAGTTGCAGTGCGTTTGATGCATCTCCATAGTAAGCATAATTGCTCAATGACGAGAATGTGATACCTGGCTTCAGCCAAGTGTATCCGCCTAAGGTGTTGACCTGGAAGGCTGGATCTTTGCTCATAATGGCTACGCAAACGCTGCCTACCATAAATTTCACAATCACGTGGGAGTTTGTCCCGTTACTTTCAATGACTGAGTCTGCAACTACGCCTGTTTGACCCATCGTCGACGTATAGGATGGTCCGATAGTAACCCAAGTTACACCACCTGCAAATGCTTTTAACTGTCCTGCTGTGGCGTCCCACCATAGGTCACCGACTGCTGAGTTAGATGGAGCAGATGTTGCTGCTGTAGTAGCAGAGACTGATTTCCATCCTCCACTGTTCCTAACTTTAAGAACACTTGTAGATCGATCCCACCATAGCTGCCCTTCGAGCGGATTTCGTGGTTCGGTGGTGTTAGCAAAATTCTCAACCATGTGAACTAGATTTTCGTTAAGGAAATCACCGTAGCCCGCAAAGTTTTTACCAATCAAAGTTAAGCTAGTAAAATTGGTGTCAACTGTACCATCTGCGACAGTAACTAGATCTGTTCCGTCAGTTTTAGAAATATTGTATGCCATGTTTAATTCTGCTCCGCAATTATATGTTATTTATGCTTGTCTATATGATAGTAATCTATTAGCATCTACTGATAGATATTTCGATCACACCGCTTTTTCCTGCAAAATCCTCTAGCGACTTACCAATGACAGTGCCTAATGCTGGCTTGAGTTGCCGTTCCGCATACCCGTTTCCAGCGGATACTAGCAGGTCGCCCTTTTCTACCGGACCGTGGACTTTCGCTGGACAGCGCCCTTGAAGTGCTATTGATACCGTATATTGTCCGACGCACGCATCGTTCATCAGATATGCTGGGTTAGTTGAAACAACCCCAGCAACCTTAGATGTCCACGGTGTTGCTACTGTAACTTCCTGTTCTCCGCCAAACTCTAGCACTGTACCTGGTTCATACTGGGCATCAGCTACGTACATTTCTGCTAAGTCAGCGTAAGCTGCTTGGGAGGCTACCCCCTTGAAAGTCTGTGCATACACATTTCGAAAGTTGAACCCAGGTGAACCAATGTCTAGAGAATTATTAGTGTCTGTAACAATACCAATGCCAGTTACTTTAACTCCCTGTGGCGCTGCAATCTGTCCGATAAAAGTCGGTATTGTTTTAAGTGCTAATATCGCAGCATCAATTGCTGTTTGCGTTACCGGAGAAGTAGTAGACTGGATTGACAAAACTGCTTCGTCAACTTTTTGTGTAACAAACTGAGTGTTAGCGATAGTGTTCGTCGAATCCGTTAGTGCCGGAGTCGACACAGTAGGATTACCAGTAAATGTAGGATTGTAACTCGGAGCCTTTAACGATATTTCTGCAGATATAGTGTCGTAAAAAGCAGGATCATTGTTGATAGCTGTAGCGATCTTTCCTAGTGTAGCTAGAGTTGACGGTGCTCCACCAACGATGCTAGCAGCAGAAGCTTGGGTATCAGTGGCTGACTGGTTGTAAGAATTAGCCACCTTTGTGTCAACATACGCTTTATTAGTGCCCGATGTTGATACTGTCGGAGCATCATTTATTGTTACAAGATTAAACGTGCCGTGGTTTGACGCAATAGTAGTCAAGTCGGCGTTAATCGAAAACAACGTGTTGAATCGTGTGCTAGCACCACCTAACGAATACAATCCATTAGTTTGTGGTGATAGATTACCGATAATTGCAGTTGATCCGTCGGCTCGTAGCAATGTAGAAGCAGAAGTATTAATTGCAGCATCCACATATCCTTTATGCGCAATGTTATTCGCAGAGACCGGAGCCGTTGCAATACTTACTCGATTAGTTGCTCCGTCAATTGATAACGCTAACGTTTGTTGAGCTAGGGAATCTTTCGTATAAAAACCAACACTTCTACCAACGACGTTATTGAAAAACGATATTTCGTTATTTTGTACGGCTATATTCAAATCGTCAAATGTACCAACAGTAAGGCCTAAATCACTCTTAATAGACAATTTGTTTTGCGTTACGCTGTCGACATCTGATCGAAGGAAGTTCGCTGCGAGTACACCACCTAAATTGAGAGCATTGTCTGCATCTCCGTAATAGCGTGGGGCACCAATGCTAGTGAGGCTAAATCCAGGGCGGACAACGTAAAATCCCGGAAGCTCTACTGTAGAGAACGTTGGGTTATTACTGAGCACTGAAACAATAGCTCCGTCCGAGTAAAACGCTGTTACGGTACGAGCAATATTATCTAATTCACCCATTACAGTTTTAACGATCGGACCACTCACACCTTGTAACCTAGAATAAATCGGTCCAACCACTGACCATCCGGCGCCGTTGAAAACATTCAGCTGCTGGGTATCAGTGTTCCACCATTGATCACCAACGTTGTTACCTACTGGGGGTGCGATCGGGGCTGGCGTCGGCCCTCCGATAATCTTCCAATCTTGTAGGGACCGTACCTTCATCTGATTCGTAGAGGTGTCCCACCACAACTGCCCTTGCAACGGGTTTCTTGGTGGAGCCAAGTTGGCAAAATTCTCTAAGAGGTAGACTTGGTTCTCGTTCAGTAACGGTCCGTAGCCAGCAAAATTTTTGCCGAACAGGGTTATACTGGTATAGCTTGTATCAGAGACTCCGTCACCGATATTAACCAGAGTTGAGCCGTTCGATAGTTTTAAATTGTATGTCATTGTTCGTCCTAATCCTAAAATCTGCCAACTGCTATCATTACATCACGAATGTTTTCGCCGTTATTGTCTTCTAAACTCTTCCCAATTACGCATCCTGGAATCCAGGAGTTGTTGCTTAACACTGTGGCTACCCCGGCAAATTTTGAATTTACCAGAATGTCACCCTTCTTTACTGGGCCAACGACCTTACACGGTACCTTACCAGTTAGCGCCACAGTCTGCCCTTTTGATTTTGCATTCATTACGTAACCCGGGTCTGTTGAAATCACCCCAGCAATCCTCGAGTCACACAACGTATCACTAACTGTGATTTCGGCTGCACCTCCAAAGACCATCACTGTTCCCGGGCTATACACTCCATCTGAAGAATAAATCTCAGCAAGGTCAGCGTAGGCAGCGTGGATTGCTGTGCCGTAAAAGTATTTGAACGACTTAGTTACTGACCCAACATTAAACAATCCGTCGACTGTCGGGATGATATCTCCGGCGATTAAGCTTGAATCGAACGCAGAGGTTGCAAGCTTCACAAACTCGGTAGTCGCTAATCTTGTAGACGAATCATCAGGTAATGGTGTTGGGGCGCGCGGAGTTCCAGTAAATACTGGGCTCAGTGTCGGTGCTCGTTGATTGATTGCTGAAGTTACGTTAATCGAATAGTTAGCATCGTTGCCTATAGCAGACGATAATCCAGCTAGGGTCGAAATAGGCGAGCCAGCAACAATGGCGCTGTCTTGCTGATCAATATAAGTCCGAAGGTTAGTATCGACGATCCCAATAACACGATCCACATACCATTTGTTCGCGACGGATTTAGGAACTGTAGGATCGTTCTGCACCGTAACGGTGCTGTTGGTGTTGACGCTAAAAATAGATGATCCGACCTGGAGTGTGATATTCCCACCAGTTGCAATCGCGTTAAAGTTGCCTGCGTTATCCTTAGCAATGTTCAAGACGTTGCCGGTACCAATCGTGATACCGTTAGCGCCAGTGGCATACAGGTCACCAGAGATAGTCGACGTTGCAGCGTTTTTCAGGAGATACTGGTCGGCTGGGATTCCACCGAGTTGGTTGGAATTTAGACTCGTTCCTGTTACAATGGTATTAGGCGTGAGTGTAAGGCCAGGGTTCAGAGTGGAGATGCCTTTGATCTCGTAACCCTGTGGTAGGTTGAATGTTGGATCTTTGCTCACTATCATCGTGGTCTCGCCGTCGAGCTGGATGGTAGCGATAGTGTGAAGGACGCCATTAGTGTCGGCGACGACTGAAGGTAGCATACCGGAGAAGAGCTGACCTTTCTGATAGAGTGGGCCAACGATGACCCAGTTGTCAGTGTCATACACCTTCAGCTGGTTCGTAGAGGTATCCCACCATTGGTCTCCTTCTTTCGGCTGTACTGGCGTAGTGGTCCCCACGTTAGACGATGAGACTGGCTTGAAACGGGCGCCATCAAATACCGACAGCACCTTCTTCTCAGAATTCCACCAGAGCTGGCCCTGCTGTGGATTGATCGGTTGGGTGGCGTTGGACTGATTCTCTAAGAGCTGGAGGAAGTTATTCGCAATCAGCTGGCCATAGTTGTGATAATTCTGCCCGAGTAGAGCAATGCCAAGACTCGTGTCTGCAATGCCCTCGCCCAAGATAGTGTAGACGGTGCCGTCTGTGTGGGAGATTGTATAAGCCGCCATAGATTATCCTGCACTCGAAATATTTGTTAAGGCCGAAATCCGCACAGTGTAATCTATCTGTATGAGACGATTCAATGATTTCTGCACCGGGTGGAAGATCACGTGGGTTAGAAGTTTACCTGTCCCCGGCAATCCTGGCACATAGCCCTTCAGCCCTAGCTCGTCAAAAACATACTGGCCACTAAGATTCTGACTGTTGTCAAACGCTGCCTGGTCGTCTGGCTCACCGTAGTCTAGCAAGCACGACACTAAGATATCAGTGTAGACTGTTCCTGGAGTATGTCGAATTTCTATTTTGTTGTTGAGAGGGTTATTGTTTGCTAGGCTCGTATTGTCAATACTTTTGTAATAGGTGGGAGAATACAGGTCAGCGTTCTGCCCTGTTGAGTTTGGTGGTAGATAAGCGATAACCCCGGTTGGGTCAATGCTTGTTCCGCCATTACCAAAGTGCATCTCGTAGATGGTCTTCTCGCCCTTATTAGACACACCCCAAGCTAACGCTTCTGAGAAGTTTTCATAATGGATCGCATTCTTCTTATCGACAAGAATTTCGCCAGTGGTAGCGTCAGTGATTTTAACAAAGCCTTCTACTTTAATACCGAGATTTATGTGTGTCATCTTAACTTCGTCCCTCAACGATTACCTCCCCTGATTCAGGGTCAGAGATCTTAAATTTCGCCTCGATATGAAGGCTAGGTAGCTCGTCCGGCATTTTGTCTTTTGCCGGAACCACTTCTGTTAGCTGTTGTTTTTCCAATTTGATAGAGTCCATATGTTATTTATCAGTCCTGTAAATCAATGCTTATTATGATTGACTGTTAATTACTGGGAGATACGACGGGCGTTCCATTAAGAACAACGACTGTTCGGTTGCTCCAGCACGTAAGCCATCACCATACACCGGAGTTAATGTTCCTGCACGTAACCACGAGTTGTAAGTTGTATCGCCCGGAATTTTCTGGTTACGTCCAGCATCTACTACCCTGGTTCCTGCTAAGTGAACTAATGGCGCTCCTGTACCCCATACACCACGACGAATCTGACCTAACGAATTAGTAGTTACGTCAACAGTGTAGTAGGTAAGTTTCTCGCCGTTGATGTAAATCACGCCAGGTTGTGTCAGATTAGTATTTGGCACTGGTAGCTTAGTTACATCGCTAACGTAAATCACTTCGTCGTTAATTCCTAAATCCATCACTAATGCTGTTGATGCATCGTCGGATATTCTGCGATACTCCCATGCTTCTTCATGTTGGTCAAATAGTGTTGGCTTCTCTACAGTAAACAGCATATAATCAATAACATTAAATTCAGCCGATGGAGATAAAACTATTTCTCCGTTACTTGGATGAACCGAATATCTTCTTCCGTCAAATGGATTTATCACAATAGTGTATTTGTAATATTCAATCCCTGCCTGCCAAATTTCAGAATTGTTGCTGTCAAACAGTGAGTGTGACGTTAACTCGTGGCTAATTGGATCTTCTTCATGGAAAGTAGTTACAGCCTCATTTGCCATAGTCTTAGACACACGATACCCGATCGGAGTATCAGAGTAGTCGTCTGTGTTCACCGTAAATACCTGAATATCTAACGTGTCGTAGATTCGTCCCGGCACTAACTCTTCCGGAGCGTGACTGCTAAACACATCAATATATGCACCGCCGTCAATATCTATATCCTCTGGCCGCGTGCCTAATTCAATATCGTTATAGAATGATTGGATGTTAGTATCTAATTCGATATCGTCGACATATTTGCTGCCATCTACTGTGTTCCCCGGATATTCGATACCCGCAAACAATCTTGCTAATTCCTTAGGTGGCATTCCAATAGACGGAGTATATAGAGCCATTGCTCTATCTGCTGCATTCGCTAAAGACGAATCATCAAGCACAGTGTAATTATCAGGTAAGAAGAATGTTCCAGTCGAGAACGGTTCGATACCGACACTGTCAAACATATTCCCGGTCGTGATGTTGTCTGTTACAAAATATAGATCATCGCCATAGCTTATGACTGTTCCTCGAGTAAATACCGTATTTGATAACCACGATGTCGAGTTGACTGAGTAAGCCTTACTCTGGTATGAAACGATATCGGTGCGCAGTAACAGCATATTCTTTGACCATTGTTTAACTGGTGATGTATAAGTGATTCTATCAAATTTCATAGTAGTGTCGAAAGAACGCACTGTAGCATTCACAAGTTTTGGATAGAGAACGCACGATTGCTTTCCTTGGTTCAGGCCGAATTGTGGTCCGGTAGGATAGACGCCATCACCCTCAATCCTAATCGTCGGAGTAGAGAAGTGGACCTGTCCCGGATTATGAACAATAACCTTTAAGACGCTGCCGGTGTAGAAATCTACTACCGCCTCAAGATCTGCGGTCTTATCTTGTACATCGTTTGTCCACACTGTGACTCTTGGACCTAACCGTTGACCTGTAACAGGCATTGGTGGCGCATTTTCGTCTGTGTCTACAATCGATTCCATTGTGTAGCCGAATCCAGCATTTGTAACTACAATTGATTCGATTCGATAGCCATGATTTTGAACCCATGCAGTGTATCTTGGATCAGTAGCAAGCAGCACGTCATCTCGGGCATGTTCTCCATTCGGGCTACGCCACGACGCAAGATCAGTATCGTAATACGACGGTAGATCAAAATCTGTCGGGTACAAGTCTGCATTATCAAGCCCTTCGTAGTCAATAATGTATTCACGAATCTTAGTGCGGTACGGCTTAACCTCGTTGATGTAATCTTCGTAATACGATTGGTTATCCTTGATGTAGTTTGGATACTGTTCGAGACGACGCAACTTGTGAAGGATCGAAACAAAGCTAGTCTTAAATGCCCAATCTACCATACGTTGTTCTGACAGGATGTAATTTAGCAGCATAAAGAACATCCTGTTATACTGCCCGTCTAACGTGCCAGTGAATATGTCATTTTTGATCGCATTCAGTATGATGCGTAACTCAAGGTCTGGATTCATGTCAAACTTCACAGTGTCGAAGTTATCATTGCCGAACCCAATACTATGAGTACCATGCGCCCATAACGAGTCCGTCAATCTGATTGTGCCTTCTTGTACCCCAACTAATGATAAGGTGCCATTAGCATTAACTCGATAGATTGCAAATCGTCCATCACCGTTGTTAGTAACCCGGATCGAATTATCTTTCTTCAACGTTAGCTTCGAAATATCTTTGTAGGTCGGCACAGTGTATGTCGGCTTGATTGTAGGATTATAAGTTGCATCGTACCAATCAATCTTCTCCCAATAATCTGGAGTGTAGTAACTTTGAGTTGAGTATAGCGAGAAAGTCTTATCACCGTTGATCGTGTAGATTGCCCACTGATTGTTATAATCAGTGTCATACATCACTAAGATCCGTTCGCCTACTTGAAGTAGGGCAGGATCATAGTATGACCGTTCTGCTAGCGTGTCAACTTTGACGTTCCAATACAAGACATCTTCACTGTTTGGATCTTTAGGATCTAACTTAAACGTCGCGGTAGCAGCAGGTGGTAATTCAGACTGGTACAACGAGGTCAGATCAAATTCTTCTACAACCGGCACAGTCAAGAATACGTCGTTACAGAACTGGCATAGGTTTTTAACAGCGGCCAAGCGATTAACAATCATCGACTGGCGTGGACGAATTCCGATGCCATAGCATTCGGCGGCCGGTAACGAATAATCTGGCACTTGATTGCCAAATTTATCAGAACCAGCCAGGCTGTCAACTAATTTGTTGTTGATCTTAGTTGGGATAATGGCGTTATCAGATCCTTCGGCGACTAGCTCGTATTCGTTGTGTATGACATTGTCGTCTGCAAGCAACGAATAGTCAATGTGCAGGATAGTGTCGTCTGCAGAAATGTACGATTCAGAATTAAACAACGAAATCGAATTACTTTGCAGAATAGCAGCATACGGAATATTTTGTTCTTCTGGATAGGCGATCATATTCGCAATAGAAGCCACGCTGGTTCGACGACCTGGCACTGGTGGAACTGTAGTCTTGTCAGCAACCCAGAAGTAAAATTTCACTTGAACTATGCCAGTGAACGGATCAACCACATTGTGGGTCACATAGGCACTGTTGTTAGCGTGTTTTGCGACTCCTGGACCAGCATACTGCGACGGTAATACGCTACTCTCAACCCATTCTAACACCTCGATCGTTGAGCCAGGGAACTGACGCCCCCAATGGTTATTTCGATATGCTACAGAATCTTGTTCATAATCAATGAAGCAAACTAAATCTAGGTTCCACCACACCTTACCGATGTGCTCTGCTGCCCAATAGAATCCAGAATCGATAGTTGCTGTAGTAGGATTACCTGCATTGTAGACTGCCGGGTCAAACGTAGTCTTAAAGGAGATGTCTTGATCAGCAAGTCCTAGAATTTTACCTTTGACTGGATCGATGTAATCGAGATTAGTAAGAATGGTCTGGCTCTTACGGTCGTATAGATATAGTCTCGTTACATTGTCTAAATCAACAGTAGGTTGTTCCTGGCGGATTACCTGCCAGCTTGCAGACTGAGTAGCATTTTCGAACCATAATACTGCGCCAGCATTTACGATGTCGTTGACTAGATTATCGTCGTTGTCGTAATATGCATTGTTTGGAGCGCCAACAATCGCAATTCCGTTACGCAGAGCAACAGCTTGTCCGAAATTATCTCCCGGAGCAGAATTAGCTGATGCTAATGCCTGGGCAAAACAATATTGTTCAGTTGAGGTGCCGTTCACTAGGTCATACACATAAACTGCACCGGCGTCGCGAACACGATCAACAATGATTGTGCTGTTGCCGTCCAAAGTCAGCAGCGTATCATCAATCACAGTATCGTTCATCGAATATGCACCTTGACTAGATATCAAGATAGAATTTGTATTGTCATCTGCGGCTATTGCAGTACCGAACCGTTCGTCGAATTTATCGGACGGTTTTCGAATCGTCTGTACTAGGTCATAGTGGTCAATTTGCAGAGCCGGGTTTGTTGATACAACACCTTTCTTAAAGATGAATCTAAACACCATACCGTGCTTATACCCCGGTACGCTAATGTTTGGCGCTCCTACAATAATCTCGTTACCGTTTTGGCGTAATTGCACTGAAGCACCGAATTTGCCACCTATTGTGACTACTGGTGCTACTATTCTTGGCAATGCAACAAAGTGATTATTTTCCCACCTGAACGAGTAGACTGCTCCTGCACCGGGCGCAGACAGATTGGTCCGAGACGCGCCAACAACCAGAATCGATCCATCATTGTTAGTGCTGATCGCATTTCCGAATCCAGAAGAATCACCTACAGGGAATCCAGGCAATGACGTGCTAATTTCTAGAGCAGGTGACGATACCGTTATGGACCATTTCTTAGTAAGAACGTCCTGAACGTATCCGATATCATAGCAATACACCTTCTTAACTGCTGGCGCAGATACAAACAATCTCTTGCTATCTGCAGAGATTGCAATAGCTGCTCCGAAAGATGCTACTGGTTCCGATACAATTGTGTCAGTAACAACTTCTTGACCAAGGACCTCTCTGCGGTCTAACACAATAGATGCACCGTCGAGACGGTATAGCAGAACCTGATTAACTGTGTTTGCAACATCCTCTGACGAAACTGCTAATAACTGATCGCTAACTGCTAATGTATTTCCTATTGTTACGTCGCTGCCGTAATTCGTTGACACCCCGACAGAACTTTCGAAGTTGCCATTAGCTAATCGTACTACCACCTTAACGCTGTTATTAGTCTCTCCCGGAGCCGTGGCGAATACAATTCGGCCGTCGCGGCTCACTGCTACTTGTTTTCCGTAATACGATTCAGACGGGTTAGGATCAATTAAGCCAGGCAATGAATAATTGTACGTCCACGGCTCAGTCTTAGCTAACACCTTCCACGATACTCCGTCGTCAATCCAAGCCTTGTCAGTAGTCCTCCAACCAAAATTTGGGGTGTATTGAACTAATGCTTCAATAGAGTCAAATCGAGCACTTTGCAACTTGAATATAGTACCGTTCCCAGAAATAATCGGGGTGTCCAATAACACAGTTTCAAATGCTGTTGAAATACTAACCAACACAGTGTTATTATCTACTACGCTCTGAACTACGTAAAAACCGTCTGCTACAGTAGAAAAGTTTCGTACTGCAATAAAATCGCCTATTACAAACTGATGCACTGATGAGGTAGTAAATGCTGCTAGGCCATCAAGCATATAAGAAATATCTGTTACTAATAAGCCAGTCTCGTCGATGCGGAATACGTTCCATTCTTTGTTTGCATCTTTAGCAACCCAAAGTTTGAATCCGCTGTGGATTTGTGGTATTAACAAATTGCTAGCAGACGCATTGCTAATATCAAATATTGTTGCATCGATATCATTTACGTTTACGAAGCCGGCAGTCCTAATGTCATTCTCGTATATCGAATCGTTATTTCGAATTGCAAAAATGCTAGGTTTAAATGACAGTGTCTTCTTATACAGCGTGTCCTTGTACATCGGGACAACCTCAATATCAACACTATCGCCCGGAGTTAAAAAGCTGATCGCAATCGGATTGTAAATAAATTTGTGGTCCATTAGCTGAACTTCAACATATTGGTTACTTCCGGTAGCACCGTATTCGCCCACCCTAAATGCCCACTCCTCGTTGAACTGAACATTACCACTCAAATTGTTAAACGTTGCAGAGCTTAATGCATCAATTGCATCCTTAGTTCCTTTGTCACGAATATACCCTTGATAGAATTTAGCTTGTGACGTCGGATTAACACTTAAATCAGATAAGTACGAACGCTCTCTATATCCGAGCAGTCCGTTACTAAATGCGTTGATGTTTTGGTCCAGAATCTGATTATCGACGTCATACATGTTTTCGAACTTCTTAGCGTTATACGCGAAGTTAGGCAGCATGCCAGACTTTATTGAATCTTTTTCTACTTGTTGCCACTGAGAGTAAACAAATGTATCGGCGGCGATAATCACCTGCAACGCAGTATAAATCGTTGACTTGTAAGTGACTAATTCGCCTTTCTTGTAATCTTGCCCCGGATTCCACGAGTCGATCACGTTGTTGTTGAATACGAAGCCAGGGGCCGACAGTTGTCCATTCCAGGAGGCAGTCTTATTGCCAATTAGCTTTAATCGATATTGTCTATTGCCTAAGGACGGCTTGTAGATAATGTCGTTGAACATAGTCGTATTGTCAAACACTAAGACGTGCTCGTATTGGACTAGGTTAAGATCTAGCAATCCGATCGAGATTTCTGCCTCAGTCGACAAGGAGAATGTTGCTCCTTCACGGATGATGTTGAATCTGCTCGAGTGGACTGTATTGAATCCTACGTCGAGAATCTTAGAGCCTAGAGGCAGATTAGCTACTTCGTCTACTACAGCGCCGGCGTAATTTACGTTGATAGTGCTTGCGACTGGCGATAGTACGATCACGTTGCCTTCGGCCCAACCCTGCTCAGTCCAGGTCAAGAATTCCTTAGCTGCTAATTCCCAACCCATCTCTTCGCCTAAGGTCTGGTTGAATTCTGTA